GATACCCAACCAGCCTTGTCGGTTATTGGAAAAGGAAACAGCGCATCAAACGCATTATTAGACATAAAGAAAGGAAGTACTCAACATTTTAATATTTCTGATGTAGGTTCTTTAGTTTCTTCAACAGAAAATACAGGTAGTATAAGTCTACAAGCAGGTTCTGGTGGTATTAATATGGATTGTACACAATCCACTGGTAATTTAACTGTAGATACAGCTGGTGGTGAAATTCAAATTGGTGTTAATGCAGCCGCTGGAGCAATTAAATTAGGAACTAATACAACAGCTAGGACTATTACTATTGGTTCTGGTGCAAATACAACATTAGACATCAATAGTGCTGCTACTACAATTGACAGTACTGCTCTTTCTATTGACAGTACTGATACAACTAATCTTACAATGACTGCTAATGCTAATGGTGCCAAAGTAATGACTATTGCAGCAACTAACGGTGGTAGTGGTGAAGGTCAAATGGCTATTAGCGCAACCGACCAACTTACAATAACACAAAATGCAGCAGTAATCACAATGGATGGTAATGCTATTACTGCAGAAACAACTGGTACAATAGGTATAGGAACGACTAGTGCAGCCGGTAATATTAATATAGGTACTGAAGCAACAGCTAGAACTATGACTATTGGTGCAAGTACAACAACATTAGATATAGATGGAGCTGGTATAACAATTGATGGTTCAACTCTTTCTATTGACAGTACTGATACAACTAATTTAACAATGACAGCTAATAGCGCAGCAGCAAAGACTTTACTTATAAAATCTCTTAATAGTGGTAGTGGAGAAGGTAAAATTTCTATTAATAGTGATAGTCAAGTTGATATTACTGATGGAACAGCTACTTTGACTCTTGACGGAGGTGCACTTAGTGAAACTAGTCTAGCAAGTGCTGATATTACACCATCTGGAACTTTAACTTTACAAGGAGGAGGTGTTTCTAAATTTGGAGACGATACAGGATATATCCAATTTAATGGTTCAGGAGCTGTTTCTACTACTGGTATGACTAATGTTGATCTTGACGCATCAGGTACAATAGGTATTAATAGTAGCGCAGGTGTAATAAGTATTGGTAATGATGCTGTAAATCAAGCAATTAATATTGCAACTGGAGGTACAAGAACAGTAACATTAGGTGCGAGTACAACTACATTAGACATCAACACAGCAGGAGCTACAATTGACTCAACTACTCTTTCTGTTGACAGTACTGATACGACTAATTTAACAATGACAGCTAATGCAGCTTCGACTAAAACTATGACTATTCAAGCTTTGAATAGTAACGGTAGTAACATTTCTGAATTAAAATTAGTTTCTGATGGGGATATGAAACTGATTCCAGGAAGTGCAGCTGGTTCTACAGGAGCTACAAAAACTCTTATTATAGATTCTACTGCAGCTATTAAAGTACCTGTAGGTACCTCAGCTCAAAGACCTTCAGCAGCACAAGGACAAATTCGTTTTAACACTACTACGGGTGGTTACGAAGGTTACACAGGCAGTACATGGGGAAGTTTAGGAGGAGTTGTTGATTCTGCACACGATAGTAATACATTTTTGATAGCTGGTAAAGTTTCTAGCGCTTCTGTTACTGTTGTTGATACAATGGTAAGTAGTGGACAAGTAGGTACAGATGATACCCTCAGTTTTTTTGCAGGAACAACTGCTGGTGATAAAAAAGGTTTTAGAAAAATGACTATGGATAAAGACAATCTTATTGTTTATGACAAAAGTGATAGTACAACTAACATATTTAAAGTAGAAAATACAGGTAACACTACTATAGCCGGAACTTTAGGTGTAAATGGTAATACAATATCATCTACAGTAACTGGTGCTTTCAATTTATTAAATACTAACGTAACAACTTTGAATCTTGGTGGAGCTGTGACAACAGCTACTATTGCAGCAGCAGGTACTGCAATCACTATGGGTGCAGCAAGTGCAGGTCAAGTTCAAATAAGAAATACTAGTGATAGTACAAGTGCAACAACTGGAGCTTTAAGAGTTGATGGTGGTGTAGGTATTGCTAAGGATTTGTATGTAGGAGGTGGAAAAATAGAAATAGGTTCAGAAGGTAGTAAATCTATTGTTAAGATGGCAGATGATGCAGAAATTCAAGATGCAGGTGGTCATGGAAGAATTAAATTTACAAATACTGGAGGAGTTATTCTTACCGACAATGCTGGTTCAACCGAATTAACAGTTGCTGATGGTCAGGTAACAATTGCTGGTAACCTTACTGTAAGTGGTACTACTACCATAGTAAATAGTACAACTATAGAAGTAGGAGATAGTATGCTTAAATTAGCTAAAGGTAATGATTCATCTGATGCAGCTGATTTTGGTATTTATGGGCTTTACACATCAGGTGGTGCTAAATATGCCGGTATTTATAGAGATGCAACTGATAGTACATTTAAATTATTCAAAGATTTAACAGCAGAACCTGGTGCAACTGTAACTGCATTTGGAAGTAGTGGAGCAGCCAGAGCAAACTTAGAAATAGCTGATTTAGTAATGGGTAAAGCATCTGCTTCCACTATTACACATACTGGTACAAATGGGAATGCTGCATTAGGGTTAACAATAAGTTCTACTAATGGACATGTAACAGTAGAAGGTATTAAATTTTTAGGAAGTAATTTGATTACTACTGGAGGATTAGACCTAGATATAAGTGGAGGAAGTGGTTTAGACATTGATATTACTGGAGCTTTTACAATTGATTCTAGTAGTGGTTCTAATATTAATGTAACTGGTGCTAATTTAGATCTGAAAACAACCACAAGTGGAGATATTAATATTAATAGTGCAGCTGATCTTGATTTAGATTCAGTTACTCTTAATGTAAACAGTAGTGGAGCAATGGCTATTACTTCTGCAAGTACATTAGCTATTACAAATACATCAAGTACGACTACTATGAATTTTGCTGGTCAAACACTTGACATAGATGCAGCAACTGTTACTATTGATACAAGTGCTAATGCGTCAATAACAGCTGGAGGTACATTAGGTCTTACAGCAACAAGCGGTAAAACTAGTGTAAATTGTGGAAGTCAAGAATTAGAAATTGATTCTGGGGTATTAAAAATTGATAGTAAAGATACAACTAATCTCACAATGACTGCCAATGCTGCTGGTGCTAAAGTTATGACAATATCTGCTACTAATAGTGGTAGTGGAGAAGGTCAAATTGCTATTACTAGTGACAGTCAAGTTTCTATTACAGATGGAACAGCTACTCTTAAATTAGATGGAGGAGCAGTAACAGCAGAAACTACTGGTACAATAGAAATAGGAGCAACAAGTGCAGCAGGAGCTATCAATATTGGAACAAACAATACAGCAAGAACAACAACAATTGGAGCTATAACCACAACATTAGATATAAACAGTTTAAGTACTACATTAGATAGTAATACAACTCTTTCTATTGACAGTAAAGATACAACTAATTTAACAATGTCTGCTGATAATGCTAGTGATAAAACATTAACAATTGCTGCTTCTAATGCTAATGTAAGTGGTGATGGTTTAATTGCTATTAATGCTGATGGTATATCAGGTACAGCTATTAAAGATGAAGATAATATGGCATCTAATTCTGCTACACATTTAGCGTCACAACAAAGTATTAAAGCTTATGTTGATACCGTTACTAACACTCTTCCCACTAATGCTAAATTAACAACTCCTTGGGTTACAGATTCGGGTTCTAATCATTATTATAAGTTTGTCGTTAGTGATCTTGCTGCTGATAGAACAATAACTCTTCCTTTATTAGGTGGTAATGATACATTTGTTTTTGAAGCTCATACTCAAACTTTGAGTAATAAAACTTTAACTGAACCTAAAATTGCAAATGGAGGTTTTATTGCAGATGCCAATGGTAATGAATTAATGGTATTTAATACAACCGCTAGTGCAGTAAACTTTTTGGACCTTACTAATGCTGCAGCAAATGGTGCCGTAGCTTTAGCTGCTAAAGGAACTGATGCTAATATTTCTTTGACTATAGCTTCAAAAGGAACAGGTACTATTAATGTTTTAGGGACAACTGCTTTAAAAGTTCCAGTAGGAACAACTGCACAAAGACCTAGTGCAGCTACTGGACAAATTCGTTTTAATTCTACTACTGGTGGTTATGAAGGTTATACGGGTACTACATGGGGAAGTTTAGGAGGTATTGTTGATTCTGCACATGGTAGTAATACATTTTTAATAGCTGGTAAAGTAGCTGATGCTTCTGTGTTTGGTTCTACAGCAGCAGCTTTCAATGCTTCTAATAAAATAGGTACTGATGATACACTAAGTTTTTTCGCAGGTTCTGTAGACGGAGAGAGTAATGCAGAGAGGGGTGCAAGAAAAATGATTATTAGTAAGGATAACATAACAATGTTCAGTAAAACCAATAGTACATCTGTAATTTTTGATGTTAATAATAGTGGTAACACTATAGTAGCAGGTACTTTAGCTGTTAATGGTGCAACATTATCAACAGACGATACAACATTTAATCTTGTTAATACTAATGCAACAACTGTTAATTTCGCAGGTGCTGCTACTACTGTCAATATCGGTACAGGTGCCGGTACAGTTAATATTAATACTACTACTAATAGTACAAGTTCTACTACTGGGGCATTAGTCGTAGATGGAGGTCTTGGTATAGCAAGTAATTTTGTAATGGGAGGAACTAGTTTTACTATGGGTAATGGTGCAACAATCGTTAATACTGACGGTAATACTTTAACTGTAACTGAAGCAACACTCGCTGTAGTTGGAAATCAAACTTTAAGTGGTAATCTTACTATTGCTACTAATAAATTCTCAGTAGCGTCAGCTACAGGTAACACTGTAGTCGCAGGTACTTTGGCAGTAACAGGTGCAACAGGAATAGATGGAGATTTTGACATTAATACTAATAAGTTTACAGTTGCATCAGCAACAGGTAATACAGCAGTAGCAGGTACTTTAGGAGTTACAGGTGCAACTACATTATCAAGTACTTTAGGAGTAACTAGCACAACTACATTGGGTTCAACACTTGATGTTAGTGGAAATACTACTATCAATAATGGTAATTTTTCAATTAAAGATGGTTCTTCTAATGAAACTTTTGGTGTTACAGCAGCTAGTGGTAATACAGCAATATCAGGAACTTTAAGTGCAACAGGAGATTTTAAAGTTAATACTAATAAATTTGTTGTAACTGCAACAAACGGAAACACTTCAGTTGCTGGTACATTAGGAGTAACTGGAGCTACTACATTGAACAATGCATTAACAGTTAGTGGTGCAAATGCAACTCTTCTTGGAGGTACTTTAGGAGTTTCAGGGGCTACTACACTAAACAATGCTAATTTTACTATCAAAGATGGAAGTGCTGCTACAAAATTTGCGGTTACAGCAGCAAGTGGTAATACTGATGTCAAGGGTACTTTAGATTCAGCTGGTGATTTTAAAGTCGCTACTAATAAATTTACTGTAGCTTCAGCAACAGGTAATACAGTAGTAGCAGGTACTTTAGCAGTAACAGGAGCAACAGGAATAGACGGAGATTTTGATATTGCTACAAGTAAATTTACAGTTGCTTCAGCAACAGGTAATACAGTAGTAGCTGGTACAATGGGAGTTACTGGTGCTACTACACTAACAAGTACTTTAGCTGTTAATGGTGGAACTATTTCAACAGATGATACAACATTCAATCTTTTGAATGCTACAGCAGAAACTGTTAACTTTGCAGGTGCAGGTACGAGTATAGTAATGGGTGCAGCAAGTGCTGGTCAAGTCCAAATAAAAAATACTAGTGACAGTACAAGTGCTACAACTGGTGCATTAAGAGTTGATGGTGGTGTAGGTATTGCTAAAGACCTTTTCGTAGGTGGAGGAAAGATACAAATAGCAGCTGGAGTAGGTACTAAATCTATTGTTAAGATGGCTGATACTGCTGAAATTCAAGACGCTAGTGGGCATGCAAGGATTAAATTTACAGATACTGGTAATATTATTCTCAATAATCCAACAGGAGGCCCAGCTGCTGGTGAGTTAACAGTTAGCGATGCTGGTGTAGTTATTACTGGTAACCTTACTGTTAGTGGAACAACAACTACTGTTAATAGTACAACAGTTTCCGTTGCTGACGCCATGATTAAACTTGCTAAAAATCAAGCAAATACTACTGATACTGTAGATTTTGGTGTTTATGGACAATTTGGAGATGGTGGAACACATAAATTTGCTGGTTTATACAGAGATGCTTCTGATGGTGTATTCAAACTTTTTAAAGGATTAACAACTGAACCAGCTGATACAACTACTGCATTTGGAACTGATGGGTCAACAAGGGCTAGTTTGGAATTAGCAAATATTGTTATGGGAGATACAGGTAATAATACTATTACACATACAGGAGGAGGTGCTACAGGTTTAACTATTAGTAGTACTAATGGTCATGTTACAGTAGAAGGTGTTAAATTTACAGGAAGTACATTAGCAAGTACTGGTGGATTAGATCTTGACATAAGTGGAGGAAGTGGTTTAGACATTGATGTAACTGGTGCCGTCAATATAGACGCTAGTAGTGGTTCTACTATTAATGTAACGGGAGCTAACTTAGACCTCAAAACAACTACAGGTGGAGATATTAATATTAATAGTGTTGCTGATTTAGACCTAGATGGAGCAACTGTTAATGTAAATAGTAGTGCTTCTATGGCAATTACAGCTGGAAGTACTTTAGGTATTACAGCAACAAGTGGAGCAACTACTTTAAATTGTGCAGGTCAAACTTTAAATGTTGACTCAAAATTGCTTCAAATAGATAGTACAGATACAACTAATCTTACAATGACTGCTGCTGACGCTAATGATAAAACAATTACAATAGCAGCAAGTAATGGAGGAGATGGAGATGGTCTTATTGCTATTAACGCTGATGGTATATCAGGAACAGCTATTAAAGATGAAGATAATATGGCATCTAATTCAGCTACTCATTTAGCTACACAACAAAGTATTAAAGCTTATGTTGATGATAAAACAACATCTATCCCAGCTAATGCTTTGTTAACAACTCCAAGAATTAAGGAATTAACTAATAGTCATTACTATCAATTTGCTTCTAGTGAACTTGCAGCTAACCGAACAATTACACTTCCTTTATTAACAGGTAATGATACATTCGTATTTGAAGCTCATACTCAAACTTTGAGTAATAAAACTTTAACTGCTCCTAAGTTCGCAAATGGAGGTTTTATAGCTGATGCTAATGGTGCTGAAATGATGGTATTCAATACAACTGCAAGTGCAGTTAATTTCCTTGATTTGACTAATTCTACAACAGGTAATGCAATAGATTTAGCTGCAAAAGGAGATGACGCTAATATTTCCTTTAAATTAACTCCAAAAGGAACTGGAACATTAGATGTAATATCTACTACTGCTATTAAAGTTCCTGTAGGCACTTCAGCTCAAAGACCTAGTGCGGCACAAGGGCAAATTCGTTATAATACTACAACTAGTACTTATGAAGGTTATACTGGTGCTACATGGGGTAGTCTTGGAGGAGTTATTGATTCTGCTCACGATAGTAATACTTTTGTTATAGCAGGAAAAGTATCTAGTGCATCTGTTACAGTTGTTGACGGTATGGTAAGTAGCGAAGAAGTTGGTACAGATGATACACTTAGTTTTTTCGCTGGCGTAGCAACTGGTGATAAAAAAGGTTTCAGAAAAATGACTATAGATAAAGATGACCTTAAATTTTATACTAAGGCAGATAGTACGACTGTCAAATTCAGTATTAATGACAGCGGTAACACTGCAATAGCTGGTACATTGGGTGTAACTGGGGCAGCAACTCTAAGTAGCACTTTGTCCCTTAGTGGTGACGCAACTTTTAACGATGCTGATTTAACAATTAAAGACGGTAGTACTAATACTAAATTTAGTGTACTTTCGGCTAGTGGTAATACTGATGTAAAAGGTACTTTAGATGCAGCTGGAGATTTCAAAATTAATACAAATAAATTTACTGTAACAGCAGCAAGTGGTAATACTGCTATAGCTGGTACATTGGATGCAACTGGTGATTTTAAGATTAATACAAACAAATTTACTGTAGCAGCAGGGACTGGTAATACAGTGGCATCAGGAACATTAACAGTAAGTGGTACAGGAAGTTCAAGTATTGCTGGGGCATTAACAGTAGGAGGTAACACAATCATAGACAACGCTTCATTTACTCTAAGAGATGGTACTCCTACTAATAAATTCACAATTGATACAAGTGGTAATACAGCTATATCAGGTACTTTAGGTGTTACTGGTGCAGCAACTTTAAGTAGTACATTAGCTGTAACAGGAGCAACAGGGATTGATGGAGATTTTGACATTGCTACTAATAAATTTACAGTAGCATCTGCTTCTGGTAATACTGCTATTGCTGGTACATTAGGAGTAACTGGTGCAACAACATTGGATAGCACTCTTTCTATTGGAGGAGCAACTACTATTAATAATGGTAACTTTATTATCAAAGATGGAAGTACTCCTGCTAATAATAAATTCACTGTAACAGCAGCAAGTGGTAATACTGATGTAAAGGGTACTTTAGATGCAGCTGGGGATTTTAAAGTAGCTACTAATAAATTTACAGTAGCAGCAGCAAGTGGTAATACAGTAGCAGCTGGAACATTATATGCAACTGGGGATTTCAAAATTGCTACTGATAAATTTACAGTAGCATCGGCAAGTGGTAATTCCATAGCAGCAGGTACATTTAAATCAACTGGTAATTTAACAGTTGGTGCATCAGGTTCAGAAAAATTAACAGTTGTAGCTGCAAGTGGTAACACAACTATTGGAGGAACACTAGGAGTAACTGGGGTGTCAACACTTACTGGAATTATTAATGCAGATGGAGGTATAGCTGTTGATACAAACAAATTTACTGTAGCTGATACTTCAGGTAATGTTAGTACGGCAGGTACATTAACAGTAACAGGAATAAGTACACTTAACGGTAATGTTTCAGTGTCAGGTACTAATACTTTTACAGTTGGTACAGGTGTATCCGCTTTAGGTGGTAACTTAACAGTAGCAGGAACAAGTACACTTAGTGGTAATGTTTCAGTAGCAGGTACTAATACTTTTACAGTTGGTACAGGTTTAACAACTCTTGGGGGAAATTTAAATTTAACAGGTACAGCTGATGTCGGAAGTACATTTAGAGTAAACACAAACAAATTCACAGTAGCATCAGATACAGGTAACACCGTAGTAGCAGGAACATTGAATGCAACTGGTAACTTTAACATTAATACTGATAAATTTCAAGTAGTAGCTGCTTCAGGTAACACAACTGTAGCTGGTACATTAGGAGTAACTGGTATTACAACTATGTCATCAGCATTAGACTTGAACAGTACAGCAGATATTTCAGATACCCTTACACTTTCAAAAGGGAGTGGTACAGGTTTAAGTGTCACTAGTGATGCAACTATCGGAGGTACTTTAGGTGTTACTGGTTTAAGTACATTAACTGCAGGTGCCAAAATACCAGATAACCAAACATTAACATTGGGGAGTGATGACGATATTACTATTAAATATGACGAAGCAACAAATGATTCTATTGAATTTGCAGCTAATGTTGAAGGCCAAGGTTTAGGAATTGTTTTCAAAGCAGACCAAGGAGATGATGCGGGTGACACATGGAAATTAAATTTTGCAGATGGAGGAGTTGTATCATTAGGTAATGATATAAACACAAAAGGTACATTCGTTTCTCAACTTACCCTAACTCCTAACAGTACCGTAGCTAATTCAACAACTGCTATAGTAGGAAAAGCTACTATAGGTGGAACCTTAGGAGTAACAGGTATTACAACAATGTCGGCAGCTTTAGACCTTAATAGTACAGCAGACATTTCAGATACTCTTACTCTTTCAAAAGCTAGTGGTACAGGGTTGAGTGTTACGAGTAACGCAACAGTAGGTGGTACTCTGGACACAACTGGTAATTTTAATGTCAATACTAACAAATTCAGCGTTATTGCAGCATCAGGTAATACTACAGTAGCAGGTACATTAGGTGTAACAGGTATTACTACGATGTCAGCAGCTTTAGACCTTAACAGTACAGCAGATATTTCTGGCACTCTTACTCTTTCAAAGGCTAGTGGTACAGGATTGAGCGTCACTAGTGATGCAACAGTAGGTGGTACATTAGGAATAACTGGTATTACTACTATGTCAGCAGCATTAGACTTGAATAGTACAGCAGATATTTCTGGTACTCTTACTCTTTCAAAAGGGAGTGGTACAGGTTTAAGTGTCACTAGTGATGCAACTGTTGGTGGTACATTAGGTGTTACTGGATTGAGTACATTAACAGCAGGTGCAAAAATACCTGATAATCAAACATTAACATTGGGTAGTGATGACGATATTACTATTAAATACGATGAAGCAACTAATGACTCTATTGAATTTGCTGCCAATGTTGAGGGTAAAGGGTTAGGAATGGTCTTCAAAGCAGACCAAGGAGACGATGCTGGGGATACATGGAAATTAAATTTCGCAGATGGAGGAGTAGTATCATTAGGTAATGATATAAACACAAAAGGAACATTTGTGTCTCAGCTTACCCTAACTCCTAACAGTACCGTAGCTAATTCAACAACTGCTATAGTAGGAAAAGCTACTATAGGTGGAACCTTAGGAGTAACAGGTATTACAACAATGTCGGCAGCTTTAGACTTGAATAGTACTGCAGATATTTCTGATACTCTTACTCTTTCAAAAGCTAGTGGTACAGGATTGAGTGTTACGAGTAACGCAACAGTAGGTGGTACTTTAGGAGTAACTGGAGCAGCTACATTAAGTAACACATTGGGAGTAACTGGAGCAACAACTTTAAGTACACTAGATGTTACTGGAGCAACAGGTATAGATGGAGATTTTGATATAGCTACAAATAAATTTACAGTAGCTTCAGCATCTGGTAATACAGTAGTAGCAGGTACATTAGCAGTTAATGGTGCAACATTATCTACTGATGATGCAACATTTAGTCTTATTAACACTACAGCAACAACTGTTAATTTTGCAGGGGCTGGTACAAGTATCATTATGGGTGCAGCAAGTGCTGGTCAAGTACAAATAAGAAATACAACAGATAGCACTAGTGCTACAACTGGTGCATTAAGAGTAGATGGTGGCGTAGGTATTGCTAAAGACCTTTATGTAGGTGGAGGACAAATAGAAATAGCTGCTGGTGCTGGTACTAAATCTATTATTAAAATGGCTGATACGGCTGAACTTCAAGATGCTAGTGGAAATGCTAGGATTACATTTACAGATGCAGGAAATGTTGTTATAAATGACAACGCAGGAGGAACTGAATTAACTGTAGCTAATGGTTCTGTAACAATTGCTGGTGATCTTATTGTAAGTGGTACAACAACTACTGTTAATAGTACTACTGTAGCTATAGCGGATAGTATGTTGAAAGTTGCAAAGGATAATTCTGCTAATGCTATTGATTTTGGTATTTACGGACAATTTAATGATGGTTCTGCCAAATTTTCTGGATTGTATAGAGATGCTACTGATGGTTATTTTAAATTGTTCACTAGTTTAACAACTGAACCTACTACAACAGTTAGTGCTTATGGTACTAATAATGCAGCTAGAGCAAATCTTGAAGTAGGTAATTTATTATTAGGAAGTACTGATAATGCTTCTATAACTCATACAAGTGCAAGTACAAAGGTTCTTTCTTTTGTTTCTACTAACGGTATTATTACACTCAATGGTGCAGAAGGTATTAATTTAAATGGTAACGCTAGTGAGATTGATATCACAACTAGTGGAGCAGTTGATATTAATTCAGGAGCATTTACTGTAGATGGTTCTACTGTTACAATTAAAGGTACTGGAGCTAGTAAATATGGTGATGATACAGCTACATTAGACTTCGATGGTTCTGGTGCTGTTTCTGAAACAGGAATGACTAGTTTTTCAATTACTCCTTCTGGAGGTATTACATTAACTGGAGGTGCAGCTTCAAGTTTAACAACAAGTGCAGGTGCATTAACACTTACAGGTAGTGGAGGGGTTACATTAGGAAGTGATACTAGTGTTTCTGGAACTTTAGGTGTAACAGGTATTACTACGATGTCAGCAGCTTTGGATTTAAATAGTACAGCAAATATTTCAGATACACTTACTCTTTCAAAAGGGAGTGGTACAGGGTTGAATGTTTCGAGTAACGCAATAATAGGTGGTACATTAGGAATATCTGGTATTACTACTATGTCAGCAGCATTAGACTTGAATAGTACAGCAGATATTTCAGATACACTTACTCTTTCAAAAGGGAGTGGTACAGGGTTGAATGTTTCGAGTAACGCAATAATAGGTGGTACTTTAGGTGTTACTGGATTGAGTACATTAACAGCAGGTGCCAAAATACCTGACAATCAAACATTAACATTGGGTAGTGATGACGATATTACTATCAAATACGATGAAGCAACTAATGACTCTATTGAATTTGCAGCTAATGTTGAGGGTAAAGATTTAGGAATGGTTTTCAAAGCAGACCAGGGAGATGATGCTGGTGACACATGGAAATTAAATTTTGCAGATGGAGGAGTTGTATCATTAGGTAATGATATAAACACAAAAGGAACATTTGTTTCTCAACTTACCCTAACTCCTAATGCAACAGTTGCTAATTCAACAACAGCTATAGTAGGAAAAGCTACTGTAGGTGGAACTTTAGGGGTAACTGGAGCATCAACTTTAAATACACTGGATGTTACTGGAGCAACAGGTATAGATGGAGATTTTGACATAGCTACAAGTAAATTTACAGTAGCTTCAGCATCTGGTAATACAGTAGTAGCAGGTACTTTAGCAGTTAATGGTGCAAGTATTACTACAGATGATACATCATTTAGTCTTATTAATACTACTGCCACAACTGTTAATTTTGCAGGTGCTGGTACAACAATCAATATAGGTGCAGCAAGTGGTTCAGGTAAAGTAAATATTAAAGCTACAACAGATAGTACAAGTGCTACGACAGGTGCTTTAGTAGTTGATGGTGGTATAGGAATAGCTAAAGATATCTTTATAGGAGGTAATACTATTACTTTAGGTCATGGTGCAATTATTGAAAATACCAATGCCAATCTTTTAACTATCACTGAAGCTAAAGTTGCAATTGCTGGGGCACAAGATATTAGTGGAGATTTGGATGTTAATAGTAAATTCATAGTAACAGCTAGTAACGGTAATACAAGTGTTGGAGGTAATTTAACTGTTACTGGTACATTGAATGTAACTGGTACACAAAGTGTAACTAGTATGGCAATCACTGGGTCTACTGTTGAAATAGGTTCAGACTCTAGTGATAATAATGAAGATAGAGGTGTAGAATATAAATGGCATAATGGAAGTGCAGCTAAATTGGGTTTCTTTGGTATGGATGATTCAAGTGGTCAATTTGTTTATATCCCAGATGCTACACAAGGGACATCTAATGTATTCACAGGAACCGTAGGTAGTGCACAATTTTCTGGTATTACAGCACCTGGTTTAATGACTCTTAACGGTACAAATGGTATGAAACTTCAAGAAAATGGAACTGATATTCTCGACATTACTGATGCTGCAGCTGTTACTTTCTCTTCTGGAACAGGACAAGCACTTAATATTACCGCTAAAGCAGCATCTATTTTTAAATCTAGTTCAGGTAATTTGACTATGCAATCAGAAGCAGCTAATTTAATTCTTGATGGTAAGACTGGTGTACAAATTGATGCAAGTACTTCTGGTACAGTAGAAATCAATGCAGCAGCTGGTAAAATTTTGCTTGGTAATGATAATGTAGCTCAAAATATTGAAATTGGTAATATAGGAGCAGCAAGAACAATCATCGTAGGTCATGCAAGTTCTACAGAAGTTGAATTGAATGGTGATTTATTAGATTTCAACGCAGGAGCTAGTGGTTTAACTATGGATACAAGTGGACAAATAACAATGACAACAACAGCAACAAATGCTAACTCTATGGTAGTAACATCAGGTGGTGGTATTGATATCACAGCAACTGGTGCAGTTGGAAAAGATATTGATGTAACTTGTACAAGTGGTTCTGTTAATTTCTCTGCAGGAGAAGCTGTTATTGACGCTATGAAATTTACTACTAGTGCAGGTTCAAGTGGTATGACTTTCAGTAGTGGTTCCTTAGGTACAGAATTTACAGGTACTGGTGGTTCTATTTATGGTTCTACAAGTTCAAGTGATACAACTAATTTAATTGCTGTTATTCCTTCATCAACTGCATCAGGTGTAGCTAAGGATAGTAGTAATAATGTTATTACTTCAAATGGAAGAGCTTTACCATGTTTCTCTGTAGATAATGCTGGTAACTTCAATATTGGTTATGATCATGTAGACGCAACTACGGCAGTTAAAAAGAAATGTGCATTGGTATTAAAAAGTACAAGCACTATTGACACTAGTGATAGTGATCAAAATTCAGCTCGATTCAATGCATTGAGTCAACACAATAAAGCAGCTTTAAGAATTGCCGGTGACGTAACTATTACTGGTAAGATTTACTGTCCTAATGCTTTAGCATCATCATCTTCGGTTAGATTTAATACAGAAATTATTACTTTATCTGGTGAATTCGAATACAGTTCTGGTACTAATAGTGGTGCATGGGTACCTAAAATTGGAAGTGAACCTACTTTCTCAACTAGTGGTGATTTATCATTTACACCTAACAATGGTCAAGGTTCTTCACCAACAACTAATGCAGAAGGCACTAACAATAAAGCTACAGATGGTTGGTCAAGTGCTTTAGTAGCAATAGGAAGTGCTAATGGTAATAATCAAACAACTTATAATAAATGTACATCAGTTAACGGTATGAATCGTGTTAATATGATTCTTATTAGAAATAAAATTCGTTGTCCAACTAATGGTTCAAATGTATTTGACGCAAGAGCAGCAAATGCTCCTAAAATGAGATTATTTATTGACGATTTAACAAGTAGTGATGATGGTTACGTATCAATGAATGGTACACAACTTTGTATATTCTATGAGGAATACAATGCTTCTGATGGTACTAATAGTACAAACGATCCTATAGCTAACAGTGGTGTTTCTGTAAGACCTCCTTTACTCGAGATTTACTTTAGTAAATATAAATCTAATGCCAATAATGCAACCAATACTTACTACAGAATGGTAGGTGGGGGTGTAACAACCCGTACAGGTTTCCCTGGTTTGCCTTATGCTCACGGTATAGTATTCTCAAGTGGGGGTCAAAATATCCAAGCAGTAGCAGTTGGTGGAAAAGTCCGTGTTACTGGTGGTACAGGAGCTTATGCTTTCTTACAACAACAATCTACCGATGGTGGTGGTTCCAGTGATACTACTGGTGCTGCATTATACAGTCAAAATGCAACTAATAATGTATTTTACACTTAAAGATAAATAACTACTAATAACTAAGAATGAACACAAATAAATTTTTAGAATCTAAAATTTTACATTTTAAAGATTTATTTCCTTTGGATGTATTACGAATAATACATGATTTTGCTAGGGAAACTAGGATACCTTATAAACTCAAAAGAGAATTGAGAGGTAAAGTCGTAGAACTGTACGGTTTCGATAAACTTTATAAAATAGGTTATAGAGATTTTTCACATATGGATTATAATAAAAAGTATGTTAGAGATACTTGTTTATGGAGATGTAATTTTGAAAAGTCATCTTTTCGTGATACTACTTTTTCAAGTACAGAATTAACTGGGTGTAATTTCAAGAAAACTGAACTTTCTGGAATTTATTTTCGTAACTGTACTTTAATGCATTCTATTTTCTCAAGTTCTAACATGTATAGGTGTATGATGAATGATTGTCATGTTTTTTATGCTATATTTACTTGTTGTAATATGAATAAATCAACAATTAAGGATTCAAATTTTGAAAATGCTATAATTACTTCTTGTAGACTAAAAAGTACTTTATTTAAAAATTGTCATATGGATATAATGGATTTTTTTGGATGTAACACTAGTAATACTTTATTTATTGATACATAATTTTGTTTTATATTGTAAGTTTCCTATTTTATATTCAGGAAAAGATTTAAGTTTTAGTAAATGTTTTTTATTTAAATTATAATCTAAAACTTTAGGACTTTTATAAGCAATGTATTTAGTCTTAGTTGTACTAGTTGTACCTCCAACTGATGGAAGTTTTCGATCGTGTAAATGACGTACTTGTGTTAACAAATAACAAACTCTATTGAACATATAATAAGTTAATATATATTATATTTCATGAATATATGGATAACAATGTTTTATTTCATTCTTTTCATCACCTATTTTGTCAAACATATAATGTCCTAAATACGAACTATGAGATACAATAGCAATATGTATTTCTTTTCGAGTTTTAATAAATTTTATCATTTCTTTTATCCTCTCATTTAGTTCTTCTATAGTCTCATATTTGTCTTCTCTCCATCGAGTTTCAACGTCATCCTTAATATGAGAAAAATCTATCTTAGGATAACATGGTTTATACTCTGTAATAGACTTTCTTTGGTTACATAAATCTAAACCTTGTGAATATTCCATAACACAATCCAAAGCGATCATCGGTACGTATTTTTTACAAAAGATATTATCAGCAGTTTGTAAAGTTCTTAGAAGAGGAGAAACGATGACTAATTCTATTTTATCAATGTCTTCCCAATTTTCACCTAAAGCTTTAGCTTCTTCTACACCTTTTTTTACTAACGGTGTATCACGATATTTTGAATAAACAATTTCACCTTGTTCCCAAAATAAAACATTATGTAATGCTGTTCCATGTCTGATACAGTATAAAACTTTTTTCATTATGTTAATAACAATTACATTTTTTTAAATAATAATTATAAAAAGAAACTTAAAAAAAAATAGACCTAATAAACAGAATGCAAACTATAAATACACAAATAAAAGATTTAGAAGACCAAATAAGAGAACTACAACTTGAAAAGTATAAAATAGGTTTATTAAATGAACTCAGGTTAGACAAAGAAGATTTAAAAGATGTTAAAGATTTAAAAGTTGCTTTAACTTATAAATGCAGTTATAGTAACATAGATGAATACGCTGCAAGTATTGAAGGTAATTTAGTAATAACATATTTACACAAAAATAAAAAAATAGATATAGATGCAACATATGATTCTCAACAAACTTATGAAAACAGATATGATCCTTATGTTACATTTGAATTAAATATTAATGACGAAAAAAATGGAGGAGTGATAGTAGAAAAACTATTAGAAGACTATGAAAGAACTGATGCAGGTGATTGGAATAGCTTAATGCGAGAATTAAATAGATTATAATAATTTTCTTGGTATACTATTATAATGAGTAAACCCGGAAAAGTATTAAAAGCGTTGTGCAAAAAACTAGGAGTGCGTTTAACTATTAAACGAGGTAAAAAGAGGGTGTACAAATCCGTTAAAGTTTTAAAAGCACAGTGTAAACGTAAAGTCAAAAAGAAGAAACGTAAAGTTAAAAAGAAGAAAGTTAAAAAGAAAAGAAAAGTTAAAAGAAAAAGAAGGAGAAAGTTTGGAACTACTATTTCAGATAAAGATAAGAATTTATTAAGAAAACACTATATAATTATAGGCAAAACAAAACCTGAAGAAGGAGCTATGTCTATGTACGAACCAATTGAAACTATATATGGACATGGAAGTTTTGACAAACATTTTAATAAAAATAAAGGATTGATGTTACAACAAACTATATTGGGTGGGGTTAATAATATACCAACGATTTATAATGATAAACTCATTCCTATTTATAGAGAAAGACCACATTTAAAAGGTGATGTTTTTTATCATATAGAAGAAACTTATAGTAATCCAGAAGAAGGTTTTAAAAAATTTGATTATGAAATAGAAGGACACAATTTTGATTGGTACGTCTTTAATCCATTCAACACTGAAGCTTTAAAAGACGAAGAGAATACAATTAGTTTAATTGAAGGTCATAGAAGACACAAAAGAAAAAGAAATATAGGATATAGTAGTAGAGTAAATATTCCTATTCGAATAAAAAGAAAAAAAGTAATTATCCCTATGAGAACACCACCTCCACCCTTACAAATGGTTGTACACGATGTTAGTGACTATGATAGTGAATATGACGATTTAGAATTCGGAAAAAAGAGACGTAAAAAAAATAATTTAAAGAAAAAAAAATCTAATAAACAGAATGGAAGATATAAAAACAGAAATAAAAGATTTAGAAAACAAAATAAGAGAACTACAACTAGGAAAGTATAAATTAGGTTTATTAAATGAACTCAGGTTAGACGAAGAAGATTTAAAAGGTGTTAAAGATTTAAAAGTTTCTTTAACTTATAAATGTAGTTATAGTAACATAGATGAGTATGCTGCAAGTATTGAAGGTAATTTAGTAATAACATATTTACACAAAAATAAAAAAATAAATATAAATGCAACCTATGATTCTCAACAAACTTATGAAAACAGATATGACCCTTATGTTACATTTGAATTAAATATTAATGATGAAGAAAATGGAGGGATTATAGTAGAAAAACTACTAGAAGACTATGAAAGAACTGATGCAGGTGATTGGAATAGCTTAATGCAAACATTAAATAGACTATAAAACAATTTTACTAAACAATTTTACTAAACAATTTCAAAAATTGCTTATTAAATTTGTTATTTTATGACTTAATATTTCCAGTCAACAACCTTTACTGAACCAGTCTCAGGATTTGCAAAATTTTCTCGGACTGTACTCATGTTTTTTAATCTCCTAGCCTTACGCTTAAGAGTTTTGTCATCTAATTTATCAATGAATAAATCATGAGTTTCTCCTGGATAAACTAAAGCGCCATAAGCTAATGGACTAGACATCCAAGTAGGTATACTTAATTCTATTCCAGTTCTTATTTCTGGATTAATGAAACGTTTTATTATAATGAAAAAGTTACCTTCAACAGGAAGTTTAACTGTAACACATTTTTCACTTAGATACACATTAAATTTGCAAGTTTCTATAGCGAAATCTACATTGAATAGATCAATAATATTCTTACCGGTTTTTGTTTCTATCCATGTTTCTAAATCTATGAAATATTCCTGTTCTCTGTTTCTAATCCATAGTTTACTAAAGAAAGCAGGATTAATAGGTCTTTCTCCTATTTGTGAAACTAAGGTATCGTCATACTCATTAATTTGTTTTTTGTAATTGACATTAGGTTCTAAATAAGCATGTAATTGAATTCTTCTTTCTGAATTATTATTGTCGTAAAGAATAACACTTTTATGAGGAATATCCCTCAATTTATAAAATTGTCCGTTTACAGTTTTTATATAAGGATCCCCAGCTGTTGATGTATTATCATTAGAATAACCTCCTGCAGGATTCCTAGCGAAGAATGTAAAACTTTTAGTATAATCTACTGTAGTTCCAGGAGATGATGTATATTCAATAGTCATATCACAATTAATAGTTTGGTCTGTATCTACTGCCATATTAGTTACAGTTATCAATCCTGTTGTACCTCCACCAGTGAATGCAGGAACTAATACGACTTTTCCACTATAAATACCATTTCCAGTATATCCATTTAATGTATAAGTAAATTTAGCAACATCCCCAGTAATCCTTTTAACAAATAAAATTTTAACTTGAACAGTATTAGTAGTACTTCCATTCCTTTGTGGATCAAAAGTAAAACTTAATAATGATGATTGTTCAGCTGTTACGTTATCAAATGAAATTTCTGCTTCATTCTCATCAAGATTTAATTCTTGTGCAGCTCCAGGGTCACCAGTAGTTGCAGGTCTAAGGAAAGCAATACTTTGACCATTTTGTTCATCAACGATTTTGAATATTTTTGCAGCAGGATTACTTCTAAAATAATCTTTACCATAATATTTTCTTTGTGAAACGGTAAGTTTAGACTTATCTGTTCTAAAACGAGACCATCTTTTAGCCACTATACCATCTCTTATACCACCAGATTGGACATCACTTTTAAAACTCTTAATAGCTGTTGCTACTACACTATTAACTACTTGGGTGTGAGCATCAGCGCTTATGTTAATTTTACCACCTATTCCACTATTCGTACTACAATAATAATAAAGAGTAGCTGGAGCTCCATTAGGAACTACAAATGTTAATTTAGCACCAGAACTTCCTGCAGTTCCTGCGTGAGTAACACCTGTTGTATATTCGCTACCGCTATTATGAGTTCCATTGCTAGTGGTACTTAATTTAAAAGCATGACTTGCAACAGTAGAATCACTTGTATCAAATTCATACGTGAAACCTTTAACTAAATATATTTCTTTCTGACTTTCTCCTTCTAATGTGAATTTACCGCTATCTACTTTAACGACAACAGTTCCGTGTTCACTCTTTAATGGAGTTTCTAAAATATTACTAGAAACATCTTTAATATTCTTATTTGCATCTGAAGCATCTTTAGTATAAGATACAGTTACAGTATCAGTATGACTAACTGCGCTAGCTAAAGTTAAGACTATATCTCCACTAACAATAGCTACACTACTAATTGTTACAGCTGAGCCATTAACTTTAACTTGGAATACACTAACATTTGGACTGCTAATCGTAACTGCAAAGTCGAAATTTAATACAACTTTAGTAGGTGCGTCATCAAAAATTTCAGCTCCTATGAAAACTGGAGGTTCTGTATCAGAAGTTGGGTTATTAATAGATTTGTTAACAAAAGACTCAACTGCACTATCACCAGCATCTCTCAAGTTATAAGTAGCTGAACTATTTTTTGTATAATCTAATGTTAGAACTGCAGGGAAAGCATCGCTATGAGGTGTCATTGTTCTTACTAAATTTATTATGAGTTTTCCTCCACTTATTGAAATACTTTCAATAGCTGTTGACGTACCATTTAATTTAACATCAAAATCTGTTTTTAATGGTGACATATCTTTTAAAGAGACAGAAAAAGTAACTTGAGCTATTCTTGTTGTTGTTAAAGTAGCACTACCAAAAGCAGGTCTATCCCTACCTGTGAATGTTTGTACTACATTACCAGCTAAATCTACTAAATTTCTTCCTTGAATTCCAGGATTGGTATAAGTTATTTCAAAAAGACCTGCATCGGAACTTAAAGAAACAGCAGTTGCAGCGTATCCTAATAATTTTATTTCTCCTATTTGTGCATGGCTACCATTTCCTATTAATTTATTAACAGCAAGTCTAAAATACCTTCCGTATGTATTAGTTGTATAAGGTCCTACACTAGTATAACTTCCTCCTACTTTCCAATCATCAGCAAGAGTTAAACTAGTCCAATCTTGAACTTGAGTCCAATCAGTTCCGTTAAGACTACTGAATAGTCTCATTTTTTCTGAGTGAGAAGTATCTGTTGCTCCTCTAGGGTATATTTCATAACTTGTCATTATTACAGTGGTTCCAACGTCAACTTGGACCCATTCTCCAAGATAACCTTCAGTTGAAGTAGTAGTATTAATAGCACCATTAGAATAAGTACCATTTGTAGGTATCCAAGAATTATTGGTACCTGTATTATTGTTGTCAAAAGCTTTTGATGCTTGATAAGTAGAACTGTATTGTGAAGAATGTGTGTAAGTCCTAGTGCCAGTTAATGTACTAGTACTACTTGCTATATCAATTGGAGTTTTATCATCAGCTTTTATAGGATTTTTTAATTGTACGTCACCACCAACTATACCAACCGATGCAACATTTTTGACCAGACCTGTTTCACTACCACTGTCTATTCTGAATGAGTCTATAACATCAGTCGTAGCACTGGCTTTAACGATATTTCTACTAGCTGTTGCATGTTTTGTGTATGTTATCAAGTAATCTGTGTTACTAAAAGAATCCCTTGATGGTTCTGAAGCTTGTGCATAACCTAACAATTTAAATTCTTTTATTGTGGCTACATAACTATTAGATTTATTAACAGCAAGTCTAAAATATCTTCCATAAAAACTACCAAGATAAGGTCCTAATGATGCATTAGTGCTTACACCAATCCACTCACGAGCTTGAGTCCAATTACTTCCATCGGTACTATAAAAAAATCTCATGTCTTTGGACGCTCTGTTTTTAATCTCGTAACTTGTAACAATAACTGTTGTACCAACATCAACTTGGAACCATTCTCCATCATAACTTCCTGTTGAACCAGATCCTGTATGTTCTCCAGTAGTGCTATTATATGTATATCCTGTTTGCCAATAAGTACTACCATTATTATCAAATGCTTTTGATGCATGATAAGTGTATGACCAAAATGAAGAATGTGTGTAAGTCCTACTTCCTGATAATGAACTAGCGCTACTTGATATATCTATCGAAGTTCCGCTTGAACTGTGAGTATTATTTTCTATTACTACTTTACCATTACTTATAGTAGGTGTTTTAATAAAAACACCATTTCCACTGGTGTCTTCCATTTTAAAATCATCATGTTCTAAAGCTCCAGTAACAGCAACATTATTATTAAATGACAATTCGAGTTTACCACTAGCTAAAGCTATACTAGAGAAAGTTGTCGTACTTGTTTTAGCAACACTGTCCAATATTAAAAAATCGTCAGGACTATAAGTTGTTTTTGAAATTATATTTTCACTAAAATTTAGTACAATTCTATCGTTCGTTCTTGAAGTAGCGTCACTTCCGTTCGTAATAGTAAATGCTAAAGTTTTAGCACCTCCGGAAGTTTCTAAATTTTCACTTGGTGTACCACTTGGTGTATAAGTAATATTAGTATCTGAAATTTTATTGATATTTGCTAACATACTCAAAAAAACTTTATTGTCAGGTGTTATTTTAACTGCTCTTACACTTTTACTAACCGAACCTTCTGTAACTGAAAAATTACCAGCTGCATATCCTGAACTTGAAGTAATATTTTGGTCTAAATCGATAAGGATACCATCCTTTGAAGAAACTGCTGCGGGTGTGTTGTCAAAACCATTGGTTATTGTAAAACTATCTACACCGTCACTAGGATCATTAACTCTTATTAAATGTCTAGAAGCAACATCATGTTTAGTGTATTTAATTGTAACGTTAGTATTTGCAAAAGTTAGTGCAGTTACGTCAGCTAAAGGAACTCCTAATAATTTTAATTCTCCTATTTGAGAATAAATTCCGCTATTACTAATTATTTTATTGATAGCAATTCTAAAATACCTACCTGCAGTTAAAGTTGAATATGGCCCTAGACTTGCATAAGACCCACTTGGTTTCCAATCGTCAACAAGAGTCAAACCAGTCCATTCTCTTAATTGAGTCCAATTACTTCCATCATCACTATAATATAATCTCATGTCTTTTGGTTGTTGGTTATCTCCTCCATTCCTGGGATATATTTGATAACTTGTTAATAAAATATTAATTCCTACATCAACTTGAACCCATTCTCCATCATATCCATTAGTTGAACCAGAACCGCTATGATTACCGCTACTATAAGTATTATTTAATGAAATCCACATAGTTCCTGTAGTATTATTATCGAAAGCCTTACTGGAGACGTAACTACTAGCATGGTCTGATGAAGAACTATAAGTTCTACTTCCTGACAATGTACTATCACTACTCGCTACGTCAATAGGTGTCTCACTACCTAATGAATATTCATCACGTTCTAGGAGTAATTTTCCACTTGATATTGTTGGTGTTTTAATAGGTTTGTTAGTACCACTATCGGTTACCGAGAAATCGTCTTTATTCAAAGTACCTGCTGCTGCTATATTTTCACTAAATGTTAATTCAAGTTTACCACCAGTTACTGTTACGTTAGAAAATGTAGGTTTGTCTTGGTCATTGGATAATACTCCATTTGTTATTTCAAAACTAGCTACTTCGTCTCCATCTGAGTTTTGCAATCTTCTTGCTGTTGTAGAATAATGTTTCATGTAGTCAACTATTAAATTTGACGTACTCGTAAAATTAACTGCAGCAGTTGTTTGTGCTTGAGTAACTCCAAATAACGTCCATTCGGTTATAGTTGCAATAGTACTGGTCTGAACAGCTGTTATTACCATACGGTAATACCTAGCTATCTGTATTTTACTGCTTGATATATTATAAGTTTCCGTTACATTACCATTATGTGCTCTATCAGTTATTGCGTATATTTCTGTCCATGTAGAACCATTAGTACTAGCTGCTAATTTAGCAGATTTAATATTTTGGCCATTATTTATGTAATATATAGTAAATTTGTCTATTACTACGTTTTGACCTATATCTATTTGTAACCAAGCCCCAGATACAGAACTACCGTCTATAGTAGTAGTACCTGACATATTCGATGAAGCCCATCTATCTCCAATGTCTTCATTAAATGCATCTGAAGGTGGATATCCACTATATGAATTATATGCACTATAAGCTTGACCAGATAAATCACTATCTGTACTCGATATATCGTAACTAGTAGTATTTAATTTTATAACACCCGTTAATACCAATTTTCCACCACTTATACTAGGGGCAGCACCTGTTACACTTCCATTATAAGTAACATGAAAATCATCACTATTTAAACTACCTGGGTCTACTAAAGTTTGGTTAAAAGTTACTTCTATGTTATTACTTGAAACTCCTATACTTGAATATTCTGGAACTACTCCTGTCGTATTAACATTATTTGTTATTTCAAAACTAGGTACGTCAAATCCATTCGAATCTCTTAAATTGCCACTTCCAGATCCTTTTGCGTAGTCAACTTCTACATTACCAAGGTTAGTAAAGCTCCCACCTGACGTTTTTGTTATTACTAACTTACCTCCGCTTATACTAGGTGCTACATTTACAACAGAACCACCCTCTTTTACTACGAGATTACCTCCTGTATTTGCTACGTTTGATGTAAAAGTTACTTCTATATTACCGCTTGCTAAAGCTATACTTGAATAACTTGGTGCATAGTCTGTTTCTGCTTTTGCTACTACACTTTCTATCAAACCTGTACCAGTGTGAACTCCACCTATAGAAATACCTGCAAAAGTAGGAGGAGTACTGTCATTCGAAGGAATGTGAGTGAAATTAGCTACAGCATTACCTGCACTATCTACAATGTTTCTATTAGTAGTTGCATGTTTTGTGTATACAACTCTTAATGCATTAGTACTAGATGGTGTGGAAGCTAAAGCTAATACTATATCTCCACTACTAATACTCAATGAATTTACTGTCATAGAATCTCCACTTAATTGTACATCAAAATCAGCAGTATTATAAGTATCTTTGCTGTATATATCTTCTGAAAATACTAATGTTAAATTAGCACCTGATAAACTACTACTACTTATTGTAGGTGATGTGGTATCAGACGATAGTAAATTAAAAGCTGGTTGGGTATTCCCTGCTACATCTGTTAAATGACCTGTTAAATCTTCAGACCCATTGAATAAAGTAAAACTACCTATTGCTTGAGATGAGTCACTAGCATTGACTATATTTTCACTAGCTTTATTACTCTTAGTATAAATAACAGTTCCATCTGTTGATGTAAATGAAGTTGAACCTACGTAACCATAAAGTTCTATTTCTGATATTATATTATATACACCACCTAATATTTCATTAACCACTAGTCTGAAATATCGACCAGTAAGAGAAAGACCAGTTTTTGCAAGATGACTCCAAGTTCCACTTGACTTCCAATCATCAGCTGCTGTAAGATTTGTCCAATCTGCACCTTGTGTCCATGCTGAACCGTTAGAACTATAAAACAATCTCATAGTCTTTGGTATGTATGTGGCATTATATGTACCGGGATAAATTTTAAGATTATCTAATACTACTGTTGTTCCTACATCAATTTGTATCCATTCTCCATTATATCCACTTGTTGAATTTGTACCTATATAAGTTCCACTACTGTATATACCATATGCAGTTGCCCAATAGTAACTACCAGATAAATTTCCATCAAAAGCTAGTTCGGGATAGTAGTGTTCTGCATTAATATCAAGAATATCAGAGGTTGTAATTGTTTGATTGAAAGATTTGTCATGTGAAAATTTAACATTACCTACCTTAGTTAATCTTACTTTATTACTACTAATAGTAGGTGTAACCGAAATAGTATACCCATTAGGATCTTTAACTATGAAGTCATCACCGTTTAAACTCCCAGAAACTGTTACGTCATTACTAAAAGTTATGTCTAAATTACCTGCTACTGCTGCAATGCTTGAAAAAGTATTTGCTCTGTATCTTAAATTTAAACTATTAACTACTGGAACTCTGACACTAGGTAATAAATAAACTTTACCTGAATCTGTCAAAGCATTAGAAATACTACCTACTTCTCCAATACCTTTTATGTCAAAATCGGTAATGTCAAAATCTTTATTAATCATATTTTCAGTAAAAGTAAGTTCCGCTATTTTATAAGTAGTTGCTGGTAATACTTCTAATTGAAAATCAGAAAGTTTATATTGATGACCAGAGTCTTGGTAAATTTTAATACGAATAATATTAGTTTCTGTCATACTAGTTGTTTGTACGTATTTTAGGAATATAGGATTATATTGAGGTATATCTGCAGCTCCATCTCCTCTTGATCTTGCAGAGGCATTCAACCTAGCGCTACCATCGGTACCTCCTACTCTTGCTATGATTTGTTTATCAGAACCTAATAAATTAGCCCCACTATTATTATTCGGTGATATAGCAGTTTTAGCTTGATCCCATGTAGATAAATTTTCAGGATAATAATAGTCATCAGCATAATTAGTAGTTAAAGATTGTATTTTAAATTGTCCTCTCAAACCAACAAAAAAACAAGGAGCTGTAAAGTCTAATTGTATAACAGAACCGAATGCTCCTGATGTACTTCCACTCATTGTAGCTGTTTTAGCCGTATTGTCCCATACCATAGTTTCATTATCTGTTTTTTCAACAATTGTTATAGTAGGAACACCCATTGTAACTTTTTGCCAACCAAATTTACTGTTTTCATTAACAATAGCTCCAGAATGAAAACTTGGAGCTGCACTGTCTCCGCTGTTTTTATTAAATGAACTTACACTAGTTCCTTTATAATTAGAAATAGTAGTAGTACAATCTATTCCCCCCATAATCTTAAAACTAGGTACAACTATCGTTGGATCGCTATTTCTTATTAAATTTTCATCTTTAGTAACACCATTTTTATTGTATTCAATTTTATACTTAGTATTCGTAAAAGTATTACTCTCTGGTAATCCTAATAACTGAAAATAATCATTAAAATAAGCTTTGACATTAGTATTACCACTAATGACTCCTTGAAGTTTACCTGTGACAAATCTATAATATCTGTAACTAGCGTTATTTAGTGTAAGTCTCTCTTGTGACAAAATCATTACTAAGCCTGGATAATCTAATTGTGCTATTTCTGTCCAAGAACTATCATCGTTACTTCCAAATATTTTGACTTCTTTAGGATAGGCCGCATTCGCTTTAATTCTAAACTTTATTAATCTTACAGTTACTTGTCTTCCTATATCTATTTGACACCATTGACCTCCGTAACCATTAGTAGTAACAGTACCCGCATAAGCTGCATTTGTACCTGAGTAATCATCTTTCCCTGATATGAATGTATGATTACTCGAATTTAAAACAAATGCTGCAGAAGGTAAATATCTTTCATCGGTCAAACTGTAATAACTTGATGCACTGTAAACAAAATCATTTTTAAATATACTATCAGGACTTGTTAAATCTATGTATTGTGATGGTTCTAAATTTGATTTTGAAATTACAAGTTTCCCACTACTAATTGTAGGTTTAATAGGTATTACAAACCCATCAAAATTAGTAACAGTAAAATCACGATAATTTAAAGCTTCTTTACTTATTATATTATTGGTAAAAGTTAATTGTAAATTGTTATTGTCTACACTAACATTTGAAACTTTATCTTGATAATACTGAACATCAATTTCATCAGCATGCTCAAATACACCATCAGTTAGTAATAATGCTTTAGAAGTAGATTCTTTAATGTCTATAATATTGATTTTTTCTCCACCTCTCTTTAAACTAATAATATCTTTTTTCAATGAACTATTTATTGTTACATTACTACTAAAATTAAGTTCTACTATTTTTAAATTTGTATCAGGAAGTACTTCTAATTGTAATTCTTTTAATGTCCAATGTCTTGCATGGTCTTGATAAACTTGGATACGAACTACATTAGTAGATGTCATACTGGTGGTTTGTACGTATTTTAAAAGAATAGGAATTTTATAAGGTATATCTGATTTACCATCTCCTTTTGAAGGGGTACTCAATACTCCACTACCGTTAGTTCCACCTACTCTTGCTATAATTTGTTTATCAGTACCTACAACCCAAGAACCATTATTTTCATCAATATTAATTTCATGAAAGGATTGTACCCAAGTAGTTAAGGTTTCAGGATAATAATAGTCATCCGCTTGACTATCTGACACGTCACTTTGTACAAATAATTGACCTCTTAGTCCTGTTATTTTGTAAGGTACAGTTATATCAATCTGATAAAAAGAACCAAATGTACCACTAGTACTTCCGTCCATTGATATTGTATTAGTTGTGTCGTCAAAAACACAAACAGTTCCGTTTGCAGCAACATTTGCTAATTCAGTAATTTTAACACCTCCTGAGTAATCAAGTTTTCTCCATCCACCCATATTACTACTCTCATTAGCTATTGATACACTAGTACATAAAGGAGTACTTGAATCTCCATTATCCTTTGTGAAACTACCTATTGTATTACCACTTATATTTCTCATTTGAAAAGTATTATCAACGCCATTCACAATTTTAAAACTTGGAATAGAAATGTTTACATCACTAGTTTTCACTAATTTATCTATATTGCTCTGATTATACTCTACAGTATAATTTGTATCTGGAAATGAAACAGAACTATCAGGAATACCTATGAATTTAAAATATCCATGAAACGAAATGTGCGCAATTCCGTAATTTTTATTAACAACTATTCTATAATATCTAGATGAAGATGCTCCAGATATATTATAACAATACAAATTCTTTTCGTTAGGTCTGTTAGCAACATTTAATATTTGTGTAAAAGAACTATTATCAGCACTTCCATAAATTCTGTAATCTTTAAAATGACGCACATTTGCCTCATGGAAATAAGCTTCTATTCTTGTAACTATTGTAGGAACACCTACGTCTATTTGAAACCACTGACCAGCGTAACCGCTAGTTGTAGTAGTACCTGCATAAGTTCCATCGCTAGCGTTGTACTCAGTATCTCCGGTGTTAAAACCAGTATTTTTTTTTGACAAGTCAAAACTCCTAGCTACTTTATAACTAAAATTAGTTATTGTAGTACTAGTGGAATGTGAATAAGCAAAATTACTTCTCAAAGGACTATGGTCTGATGTTAAATCTATATTTCCTTTTTTTGTAAGTGATAATTTTCCTGAACTAATACCTGCATCAACATTTATTTGAGTTCCACTAGTTGTTTTAAGTGTAATATCATTGTCTATGTCATCTGTTATTAATACATTATTACTCAAAGTTATATCTAAATTATTACCGTTAGCAGCTATACTTGAAAACTTATCATTGTAGTATTCAACATTAGCTTGGTCAACATGTGTAAATTCTCCCCCAGTTAACAATAAAATTTTAGAACCAACACTTTTAGCATCTATAACTTCCACTGACTCGTTTCCTCTTTTCACTGAAAAAATATCTTTTTTTGTATTACTTCCAAAATATACTGTATCGCTGAAATTAAGTTCTATCAATTTCAAACTAGGGTCAGGGAGTACTTCTAATTGTAATTCCTTCAGTGTCCAGAATCTTGAATGAGTTTGATAAACTCTGATTCGTACTACATTAGTAGATGTCATACTGGTGGTTTGTACGTATTTTAAAAGAATAGGAGCAGTCAGAGGTATATCTCCATAACCATCTCCTTTTGAAGGGCTACTCAATACTCCACTACCGTTAGTTCCACCTACTCTTGCTATAATTTGTTTATCAGTACCTACTACCCAAGAACCCTTTAAGTCGTCACGAACAATTTCATGAAATGATTGAGCCCAAGTAGTTAAATCTTCCGGATAATGATAGTCGTCAGGTTTAGCATTACTGTCTGACGAGTCACCTTGTACTGATAATTGACCTCTCAATCCTGTTATTTTATAAGGTACAGTTATATCAATTTGATAAAAAGCTCCAAGTGTACCACTAGTGGTACCACTCATTGATATTGTATTAGTTGTTTTGTCAAATGTACAATTGCTCCCTCCAGTAGAATTTGCTAATTCGGTAATAGTAACACCTCCGGTATAATCAAGTTTTCTCCATCCGCCCATACGATTTCCTTCAGCTCCTATTGTCATTGTACTTAAAGTTGGTGCTGCTGTATTATCATTATTGTTTGAAAAAGAAGCAACTGCAGCTGCAGAAGCATTAGCTATATTCCTACTAGCTGCCCCATGTTTTGTATAAGTAACTTCAATAGCTTTTGTTCTATTAGCTGCACTTAAGTTATTGTCTAATAAAAGGTCAAAAGATTCTATCGCAGTGTCATCGGTGTACAATAAATTACGATTAGCAGTAGCATGTCTTGTATAAACAATTCTCACATTGGTTAAATTAGAAAAAGTATGACCACTTGGAGACAATACTAATTTATTACTTGCGACACTTGGTGCTATTGTAACAGTAGTTGTGCTGTCTGTTACTACAAAATCTCCAGCATTATAAGTTGCAACATCTTTAATATTACTATTGAAAGTTAATTCAATATTACCTGACGCTAAAGCAGAACTTAAGATAGGACTATTAGTCACCAAAGGACTTCTTTTGTCAACGCCTGGTAATAATAAAACATTTCCACTATCTGTTAGAACTTTTCCTATAGGTATTGATTCACCATGTATTTTAAGACTAAAATCATCAACATTAACATTTGCATTGTTAGCAATTGCTGCACTAAAAGCCATCTGAACTATAGGGAAACTGACATCAGGTAAAGCTTGTATATTGAAATCAGATGCAGCAATAGACCAATGGCGAGCATGGTCTTGATACATTCTTATACGAATAATATTAGTAGGTTTCATACCTGTAGTTTGTGTATAAGTTTGTGTGAATGTAGTATTATTTTGTGCTCCTCCATTTAATACAGTTCCACTACTATAACCAGCATTATTAGCAATGATTTGGTGTTCACTTCCAGTAAACATACCTCCTTGATTGTTGTCTACGAAAATGTCATGGTAAGATTGATTCCATGTAGTTAAATCTGTTGGGTAATAATAATTATCTGGTCCTGAACCACTAGTATCTTCTTTGTTCACAACAATATTACCTTTCAATCCCGAGAAATGAAAAGGAACTGTTATTTCAATTTCATAAAAAGCACCAAAAGTTCCACTAGTGTGCCCGTTCATTGTAATTTTTTTTGCTACGGTGTCAAAAAAACAATCACTACCATCAACAGCTTCTGCTAATTCTTTTATAGTTACTCCGTGATCAAAATTAACATCAGTCCAACCGAATTTTCCCGATTCCTGAGTTATTGTTGCTGCAGATAACGTTGGAGCTGCCATATATAATAATCGACAACATTATTTTTTCTTAAAAAATCTGTATTGCTCAAATAATCTTAATTATTTAACCAACATAGAATGGACAATCAGCTCTTTCTTGACGTACTCTATTACATTCATCAAAAATTATTCTACACATTTGTTCTATTGTACTAATTCTTCTCTCAAGACTAATCATTAATTCATAAATATCGTTAGTTGTTTTGTGTCTTTTGAAAGGTCTGTATTCTTGTTTACTAAAAGACATATGTTCTGCAGATCTTTTCATTGTTATTTATGAAGTTATTTTTTGTTTAAACTCTTTTTTAAAGTATTTTTAATATCTTTCATTCCTTTGCAATTTTGAGTATCATAGAATTGGAAACTAGGGGGTTTATCTACTGTAACATAGTCACTTGGTTTATTCTTATCCTTACAATTCTGTAAGAATTTATATATATTACCTATGTATTTTTTATTATTTTTTACCGGTATGTTTCTAGAGAATTTATTTGCAAAAAAAGTAACATTAAACCATTGTCCTGGTTTATAAAATTTATCCCTAGTAAAATCACTAGAAAATATTTTATCTAAACAATTTTTTTTACCTTTTAATTGTTTTTTAATCTCACTAACTCTTTTTTCAGGTCCACTTACTGTATTTCCGTTTGCATCTACTCTATACACTTCAATCCCGTAGTCATCTATATATTTAGAAAAATTATTAGTAAATATTTTTTTACCTTCATGTACTGGGACACCATTACATGGAAGACTAGCTGCACATGAATTTGTTTTTTTATAAAGATTTTTAAAATTAAATTCATTACTAAATTTACAAAAAAATTCAGGAGTAATAACATCTTTATTATTAGCTACAAGTGCTGTGTTAGCACTAACTGTTCTAAATGCATGAGTTGCTTTAAAGTAAGATTCCATACAACTAATAGCCAATCCTCTATCGAGATTTGAATTCATTTTTTTTAAGACTTTAAGAAGTCGAGGATTAACTTGTATGACGTATGTTCCTTCCATGGTTAAAACTAAATGTGCTGCATTACCTTTTAAACCAAAATGAACTGATTCTCTCATATCTTCTCCACTAGGCCACCCTAGTATTGTTTTTTCAGCTAAATAACACGCCACTGGATGAGTATGAAAATTTACAAGTGTATCGGGAGCTTTAACTGAATCTTTACCACCACCGTTAGGTTTTTTAACACTACCAGTTTTACTACACCCCTTTTTACTACATGTAGTATATCCAAAAGTTATATCTCCAGCCCATTCCTGGTCATCATATAACAAATCATATAAATTAGCCCAATCCTCTTTGTCAACCTTCCAAGTTATTATTTTTTCTTTTTTTAAAGTGCATTTACTCATTCTAATCATAAACAACATTTTTATTGCGAAAAAATTTTAATTTATTAATAAAAGTTATTTGTATTATGACTGATAAAGAAATAGATGCGAACGTACTTGTAGCAGCTAGGGATGAGTATACCAACCAATTATGTTATTATTTATGTCCTTTAATAGATGAAGGGTTTATTTCTATTTATAAAGATGCGCAAGAACAAACAAGATCAAAAGATCCTAAAAAAGCTTCAGTATTAAGAAATTTTCAAATTTTTTGCAAAGCTATTCCTACATGGAATGATACACTATTAAATAATGAATCAGAAAGAATAAAAAAAACATGTCCTTTTTTAATGGATCTTTTAACAGCTGTATTCGTTAGTAATGTTAAAATTTTAGCAGCAATAAAACTTAAAGGGAATAGTAAAAATATTAAAATTAAAATACCAACAACAAATATTTTCATACATAAAATATATACTTCATGTGCTAAATTCTTTTATTATGAACCTCAATACTATCACGTTCATAGGTCATTTCATAAAAACGAGACTAATAGAAAAACTAGGGTGGATAAAATTAAAGAAAAAATAGTAACAACTATTTCAGATATGTTACCAGTACAAGACGTTCTTGACGAATATTTAACTGGAGGGTTTGATTCAAATAGTGAAGACGAAGATGATGAAGATGAAGATGAAGATGAAGATGAAGAAGATGATGACGAAGAAGAAAGTGAAGAAGAAGAAAATGAAGAAGATGAGGATGAGGATAATGAAAATAAAGATAATGATGATGAAAAAATAGATCAAGTATTAAATGAAATAGAAAATGAAGAAGGTGAAGAAGGAGAAGAAGAAGACGAAGAAGACGAAGAAGACGAAGAAGGCGATGAAAAAGATATTCCTTTGGATGACTTAGAAGAAAAGGACATTACTAAACTATCTAGTGTTACTGATCAGCCTATACAACAGGTTCCACAACAGGTTCCACAGCAGGTTCCACAACAGGTTCCACAACAAACTACAAATACTAGTTTTCAAGAACAAACAGATAATAATCCTTTTCAAAATAGTTTTGGTATTAAAAAAGAAGGTACGTCAAGTGTACCCCAAAATCCAAAGAAATTTTCTTTTATATAGTTTCGTTTTTTTGAATAAAAATAAAGTGTACGTCATACGTAATGTTAGATTACAAAGAATCTCCTTATATTATTGCTTTTATCCTTTTTTTAGTTATTTCGTTCGGTAGTAAAACATACCAAGAAAAATATAACGACAAAAAGACATTTTCAAGAACTGATATGGCAGTAACAGTAGTATTACCCGGTTTAGTTGCTGGATTTGTTGGTTATTATTTCACTAATGAGTATAAAAATTCTAAACGAGGTAGGTTTAGTCTATTACAAGAACCTTTCGATAGCCCACTTGCGGAATAAGGAAGAAAAAAAGTTGTTGGATACGATTAATGTCCATGAATCTTAAATTAAAAAAGTTTAAACCTTCGTGGTTGAATGATAAACGAAAATCTAAAGGAGGACCTCCAACATGCGTTATTATAGGAAAAAGAGGAACTGGGAAAACTTGTTTAATAGCCGATATACTGTATCATTGTAGAGACACTCCTATGGGAGTTGTTATGTCGGGTACAGAAGAGTCATGTGAATTTTACGGTAAATATGTACCAGATATTTTTATTTATGATGATTACAATGCTGACGTTATTCATAATTTAATACAAGGTCAAAGAAAAGCTATCAAAGATAAAGCAAGAAAAGGAGATAAATCATGTTTTATTCTTTTAGATGATTGTATGTACGATAAAAAGAATATGAGAAGTAAAGACATAAGAGGAATATTTATGAATGGAAGACATTGGAAAATACTATTTTTGTTAACAATGCAGTATTGTATGGATCTCCCTCCAGATTTAAGAGCTAATTGTGATTATGTATTTGCTTTAAGGGAACCTGTTATTCAAAACAGAGAAAAGTTGTATAAAAGTTTTTTCGGAATTTTCCCTACATTTGATAGCTTTCAAACGGCTATGACAGCATGTACTGAAAATTACGAATGTCTTGTTCTTGACAATTCTAGTAAAAGTAATAAAATAGAAGATGTAGTGTATTGGTATAAAGCTAAGTTTCCTATCAAAAAATTTAAAGTAGGTGGTAAAAAATTATGGAAATGGAGTAAAAAAAATTACAACAAAAAACATCAAACAGAAGAAAAAAATCAAAAGTTTGGAATCAAAAAAAAGAACGCTATCACTATTAAAAAGATGAAATAAATTATTCTTTAGGATTACCTTTCTCTAAATCATCCATTATCTCCGACGGAGATGCAGTTACATCTTTTACTGAAAAAGCTGGTAATTTTTCGACTGGTTCCATAGAAGGTTTAACTTCATCCTTTACTGCTTTTGCTTCTTCAGATTTATTGACATCTGGATTCTTCATTAATTTTAGTTTTCTCATATCGAAAACTTCTTTTGCTCTGTGACGACTTTGTTTGTATCCAGTAATAATTTCATTAAGTTTCTTTTCTTGATAAACTTGGTCAGATATTAATTCTGGATTAGGTGGAATTAAACACCAGTTATACATTTCACATACATAAATGTCAAAAGGTTTATTTTCTTCTTGTTTTGATAATATTCCTGCGTGACGAGCAGCATCTTCTTTGTTAGGGAACGCTCCATAAATTTTCATACCTAATGAATCATTTTCATTGTTTGAAAAATGTGCTCTTTGTCTACAATCTTTACCTACGAAACTAATAACCACATGAGTTTGGTTAGGAACTTGTGTTTCAGTTGTTGCTAGGTTAATTTCTGATCTATGGTCCATTTCTTCGATAAGTTTTCTGTCAGCTTTTTTATAAGCTTCTTTTAATTCTTCTCCAGAAAGTTTGTCTAAAGGGTCAAAATGTTTTTCGTTACTCATTATAATTTAATTAGTATTCTTTTTTTTATATTTATTTATATTAAATGATACTTAGGTATTTATCTACTGGAGTTTATTGGGTTTCGTTTTTGTATTTTATAAATTATACAATAGACATTTTAATACAAATTGAAAAAGAATGTAAAAAAAAACAAATGGACAAATTCATGAAAATAAAATGTTTTTTAACTAACATTAAATTAATAATCGGGGCGTTGTGTTGTTTTATAACTTATTATTTAGCTTATTATAGTCCTCAATTTACAAAAGGAAGTATAGCAGATACAGTTGTTAGTGGTATTGAAAAACAACTTGAAAAAGTAGCTGGAATTTCTAAATAGATGGATAATAGGTCCAACCTAAATCAATACATATATTTTTCCAAACTTTATCTTGTAAAAATAATTTTTCTCTTGATTTTAATAAAGGAAACCATTTTAAAAATTCAAGAACACTTGGGTCTTTTTCTCCTATTAATTGACACATTTTATGAAGGACAAAACTATAAGATAAGAAATTAGTTCTTCCTGGTAGTTTGTGTTTTTCAAAGGGTCTTTGTATTTTATTAAACATAATTTTAAGTTTTTCTTCTAATTCTTTTGTCATTTTAGGAGCTTTTTTACCACATATAGTTGTAATAATGTTGGTAATATTATCATAATATTTGTTTAATCTTAATTTTTTAAGAAGTCTTTTAATCAATGAATTAGTAATTTGAGAAGTATCTGTAATCCTTGCTTTCTTAAGTTCTAATAAGAGTTGGTCAATAACTTCTCTAGGTACAATTGTACTTTCTTTTGCTTGTAAACGAGCTAACCAATCTCCAAAATGGTTGATTCTTTTATACGCAAATTGATTTACGGGACCTACTTCATCTGACCAGGTGTTAAGTTGAGTGTCATCTTGATATCTCTTAGAGAACCCACAATCTTCACATATAGCAGAACCTTTTGTATTGTTTACAAACATTTTTCCTTCGCATTCTGTACATGTCAATAAAGCGTCTATATTAGTAGGTTTGTAATCAACATACACACTACCTGTTATACTACATTGGAATCTTTCAAGTATTTCATTTTTATCAATTATACCTTCACTTGTTACATAATTATTCATACCTTTTTTAATTTTTTTAACCTTTTTATTCTTATCAGCATGTACGTATTTATCCAAATACGTTGCTAATTTAGTATGATATTCATTCAACATTTTTTGAGATTTTATGTCTTCTATTTCTTTTTCTAATTTTACTATTTCACGTTCAGGTGTTTTTTTATTTTTTTTTAACTTTTTTAACTTTTTTTCTAAAGAAGGAAGAGTTTTATAGTATTCTAGTATTTCTTTTTCTTTTTTTTCATGGACGCTAAAGAAATTTGTTCTTTTGTCGCTTCTTGATTCTTTTAATAGTATCTTATGTGTATTCATAAATTATTATGATTTTATAAGTTTAAATACTTTTATTTTATTTTATTTTATATGTAATAAGTAATGAGTACAAATTATAGTCACTTTTCGAATTCAGATATGTCTTACCAAGATTTTGAAAATGAAAAAAAAGGAGAACCATCTCCAAATACTAATAATAATAATCAATTTAAAAATCTTTTTGACGATGAATACATGTCTACCATTGGAATACATGCTCCTGCTACTGACTGGAGCAATTCTAAATGGGAAATAACAAATAAAAGAAATCCTTACAGGGATCATTATAAAAAAAATTTAAGATGGGAAGAAACCCTAGGTAATTTCTTTTTTTCAAAGGAAAACATTGAGTATTTACACAAAAGAATATTAGAAGAAGTTAAAAGAATTAAAGGTGTTGATATTTCGGAACAATCAACTGAAAAACTAGTTCTTATTATGCAAAATGTTTATGAATATGCTATGTCTGGTTCTCTTCCTAACCCTTCACATCCTAATAGTAGAGGAAATCGTGGAGGAGTAAACATACCATTGAAAGACAGATTATCAAGATTAAACCAATCAGTTATACAACAATGTGTTAAAGAAATAATATCAAGTATAGACCAATATTTATTGTATTATAAAGATGCTTCAACTTTACCTGTTCCATTAGAAAGACCTATCAATAAAAGTTCAAAAGGTTCGAGGAGTTTAGAATATAATATTGCGTTTAAGAATAATAATATATTTAAAGGGAGTTATCAATAACTGATGAAGATTATTCAAACTTCTGACAAATCTATAGGGAAACATTATTTATTACTGGATGATAATGGTGATCCTATTAAAATAACAACTCCTACATTGATGTTTAAACAAGTTATTAAAGAAGATGGAAAATATTTTATTGAAGTTTATATTGGGAAGAAGAAAAAATTTAAAAGAGAAATAGAAGAAATAATAGATTTTATTAAAGAATATTCAAGAAAGACTTTAATGTTGCCTCTTTTTTCCCATGATATGTCTGGAGATACATTTAAAATAAAAATACCATCACGATATAGTAATTTTTCTACTACTTTTTTTAATGCTAATAAAGAACCTATAAGTTACGGAGATTTAAACACTAGATGCAGAATAAAAATTTTGATGGAAACTAGTGGTATATGGTCTAACGCTAGATGTTCTTCATTTTATTTTCACGCAAAAGAAGTTTTAACTGATTTAAGAAATTAGGTATATGCTATTTATAATGTCTATTAAAGAAGTTCTTTTTGCAAAAAATGTTAATGTTGAAAAAATTAAAAGAGGTTCAGCTACGGAAAAAAAGATACCGTTCTTTTATCCTTTATCAGGTAGTGAAGACTATTCCAATTTAGTTCTACAGACACCTATTATGTATATTCCTTTTTCTCCTCAGGAAAAGAAATCTAATGATGGTACTCCTTTTACAGGTAACATCACAACTAGTTTTAGAGATATAGGAAGTGAAAAAAATATTAAAAAAATGAAAAGTTTTCATAAAAAAATAAAAGAAATTGAAAGTTTTATTAAAAAAGAAGTTGAAGAAATTAATCCTAATTTAAACAAATTTTATAAAGGATTAAGGCCTTCTACTAATGAAAAATACAGTGATTTGTTTCAAATGAAAATTACTTATAAAAATGGAGAACCTTGTGTTGACGCATTTGACAAAGGTAAAGAAAGTATTAATTTCAAAGAAATTTCTAATAGGATGACTGCATCATTTCTAATTAGACTAGATGGTGTTTGGATCGCTAGGGATCCAAATGTTATGGGTATAGATTGGACTGTACAACAAATAATGTTGTCTGCTGATAACGAAGAATTTTCTACTCCTGTTGTGAAAGGTTTTGCATTCAGAGATGAATAATTGCGTTTTTTAGATTAAACAAAAGTCATATGTTTTATTATATGAATATTGTTTGCTCTACTGAAGAACCGTTAAATGTTGTTATAGAAGATTTTATACAAGATGGTCATAAATATTATGGAAAAGTTTTAAATGGTCATGGAAATCTTTACGTACAAAGTTGTATTATGGAAAAAACACATATTGACGAACATGATATTTTACTTAGATTTAAAAACAGTAAAAATAATAAAGGGTGTAGAGAATTTTATAAACTTATTAACCAAATAGAAACAGACATTTGTAATATTTTTAAAGATTCAGATTTGAATAGTTCAGGAAAAGAATATATATCCATTAAGAAAAATATGTTTAGAACTTGCATTCTTCCAAGTAAAGTTTTAGGGGAAGCTCCAATGATGGTATCCAATTTCCCAATATTAGACAATGTTGAGGTTTATGATAAAAGAGGTAATCCAATGGATGAGAAAAAATTAGAAAAGTGTAATGAAGTAATAGTTATTTTAAAATGTAGTAATATTGAATTATGTGATAATAATTTAAGATTAAATTGGGAGGTTCAACAAATTGCTGGTATTAGAAGAAAAAAGAAAATAAAAATTGATAAAACGTTTAAAATCAGAAAAGATAATTAATTGTTTAATTAAATAGTCTTTTTTTTTATTTTTTTTTGTTTATATTAATTATAATATGAACAAAGGTAATAAAGGTTCTGTCGCAGCTTGTGTACTTGGAGTTGCAGCTTTAGGAGCTGTAGCAGCATTTGCTTTAAAATGCACTGATTCTCTAGAAGAATTCGGTAATGTTGAAACTAACACAGCATTGTACAACGATGCTCTTAATAATTCTACCCCAACCCAACAAGAATTGGATATGGCAAGTGGAGGTTCTTCTGGAAATCCACCATATGAAGGTGGTGTATCTGTTGATTTTGGTAGCGAAAGAGGAGACAATGTTCTTCCATGTTCTCAAAATGCACCAACATTTGTAGCATCTAGTCTTTTACCAAAACCACAAGGTCAAGAAGATACTTGGGGTCAAGCAGATGCACAAGCAGCTCTTGCTAACCAAGATTTTTTGAGTGCAACACAAAGGATTGGTACTGATACTGTTTTGAGTTCTCTAAGGAACAGTAGCCATGACCTTAGAAATAACATCCCTAACCCAATTAATGTTATTAGTCCATGGTTGAACAGTACAATCACCCCAGATTTGACAAGAAAACCATTAGATTGTTACACAACCGCAGGTGGAGTTTATGGATGTGATGAAGCATGTAATCAATAAGTAATGTAGTATTATTAATTTTATACTAAGTATTCAGTGAGTAAATAGTATAAAGAAATAATCTTATAAGTTTTATAATGGCTGAAATTACTGACGATGTACAAATGGCTGATCCAAATGATCCTCACGGTGAATTTAAAGTAGAAATAAAAGAATGGGATTCTATATCTAATCAAATTAAAGAAGTTGAAGCTCATTTAAAAGTCCTTAAGAAGAGGAAAAAAGATCTTCAAAAGAAGAATATTGAACATATGAAAACTCATAAATTAGATGTATGTAATATGCCTAATGGTAAAATATGTTTGAAGACTAGTAGGACGAAGATTCCAGTAAAGAAGAAAAGTATACCTGAAAAGATAACTGATTTCTTTATGCAAGATGAAAAATTAGCAGAAGAACCAGCTTCTGATAAAGCTGAAAGGCTTTATAAACATGTATACGAAACTAATGAATTTAGGATTAATTACAGATTAACAAGGAGCAGGGCCAAAAATTAAAGGCAGTAATTAAATTATTTCAAAGAATTTAAAACAAACTTTTTCTTAACACTGTAGCTCAACGGTAGAGCACCGGATTCATAACCCGGGGGTAGTGTGGTTCGACTCCCACCAGTGTTAAAAAAAAGTTTTATTAAATTTTTTGAAATTATTTAAATCTTGGTCATTAGTAATGAAGTGTTTAATGAAGGTTTTAATTATTATATTCCTAATAGGGATTATACTAGATAATGAAAATAATAATATTTTTAAAAAAATGTTGAAAAAATAATATAGCGTTACGTTATAATGGCAATATTCAAAACAATATTTGGATCAATTCACCCAACAATGACTTTCATTATATTAGTTATAAATATATCTTTATTTTTAGGAGTACTTTCTTTAGTGAACTATATTCAAAAAAATGCTAGTACATGGATAAGTACCGCAGAAAAAAAGGTAAATGATAAGATAGATGAGATCAAGGAAGAAATTCCTGGTATCATTAAGGAGAGTATAAGTGGAGGTTTAAGTGGAGGTTTCGGTTATTAATTATATATACAGGAGCAACTGGTTTTTGTAAAAAGAATATTAATTCTAATAGTCTTTCTACTAGTTTACTAGAAACTATTATAAAACTTTGTTGAAGGTACTGTATTACTAAATTTTACTTTGACGTAAGGAAATTCATCATAATTATATTTAGCAAACATTAATAATGCTATACATTATTTTTTTTCAAAATATACATGCATCTATGTATATCTTTTGTAAAATCATCTTTTCTTTTAATGTTATATTGTTTTATTAATTTTAAATTGTAAAAATTAAACAAAGTTTTCCATTCTTCGTCACTTCTGAACATTCCTCCTGGTTGATGTTCGAAATTTCTTGTATGCCATCTCATATCATAATTCAGTTCTGATAAATCTTCACCTATTATTACATATTTCTTTGTAATATTTGCTATTTGATTTAATAAATATAAAGTATTATGAGCAGCATGATGTAATACAAAATTTACAATAACTAAATCAAACTCATTTTTCTTATAAGGTAAATTTCTCCCATCATAACTTGCACAATATTTTTTTTATCCTTTATCAATAATCGTATATTCTTTATCTTCTATTTCTTCTAAGACAATTACTTTATCTGGGGGAGTTTGTCCCCTAGACCATTCATACCAACTATATGTATACCTGGCAGCAGAAGCAGTATTAGATACAATTTGGTATCCTTTTACGGCTGTTTTCACGTATCCATATAATGCGATTGCTCCAACGGCAGCGCTATAGTATTCCATTAATAGTGACGTACATAAAAAAATGAGTATTTAATAAATATTAATGAGTTGTATATTTAATTATTTGTTTAGGAATGCTACTTTAAAAACACCTTTATTCGGACTTAAAGGAAAAACTAAATGGGCTAAAGTAGTTAAAGTTTACGACGGAGATACTATACATGTAGTATTCTATTTAGGATGTAAACTGTATAGATGGAAATGTAGACTACTAGGAATAGACACTCCCGAAATTAAAACAAAATCAGAGATTGAACATGCAGCAGCTATTAAGGCAAAAGAAAAGTTATCAGATTTAATATTAAACAAAATAATTACAATTGAGTGTAACAATTTTGATAAATATGGAAGACTACTCATAACAGTTTATAAATCAAGAGTTAATATAAATAAATTTATGGTACGTCAAGGTTATGCTTATGAATATGATGGAGGAACTAAAAAGAAATTTGAATTAACTGTTTAACATTTATTGAGTTCTAGGTTTAGGTATACATCTACTACCGAATATCCACTTTAAAACATAGACTATAATATGTAATCCTCCTAATAGGAAATAAAGAATTGCTAATAAAAATTTTCCGATACCTTTAACTCCCTTTTTAGTATCACAAGTCCATCCTAAATATACAGAAATTATACCAGTTACCATAGGGATAATTTGACTAGTAATACCTTTCAACTTTCTTGAATTGCTTATTCTCTCCGCATTTGAAATCTGTGTTGTTTGTTGAACTGCTTCGTTGTCTGCAATTTCTTGTGTTTTATCTTCAATATTGCCGAATGATTCAGATGTTGGGAATAATGTAATCTTTCTTCCTTGTTTTATATCTTCAGATGCTTCAACAGCTTTAGATATAGCGTTAGCTATTATGAAATCCATCAGTATGATTAAATAAAATATTTTAATTATGGAAAAAACTTATTTATTTTTTAATTTTCTTACGTCTTCTATATTTTGCAGTTTTATTTGCTATTTTTTTAGGTTGACGTACGAATTGTTTTCCCTTTTTAATACCTTTTCTCTTAGCAGCAGTTGTTCTCTTGTATTCTCTTTTAGTCAAAGCTTCTCTTGCTTTCCTAGGAAGATAACGCTCTCCTGTAGCTTTTTTACCTTGTATACTATTTTTACCTGAACGAGTTCCCCAATCTTCTTTAGTCCATTTATGAAGATCTGTTTTTTTACGAGTATTACCTTTATACTTTCCTCCCTTTTTCTTGTATTCTTGAACAGCCAATTGAGCTTTTCTTGCACTCCATTGTCCTGGTTTACCTCCTTTATTACTTTTATAGTACTTTTGTTGAATACGTCTCCATAGCTTTTCATTAGTTCTTATGGCTACGTTTTTACCAAAACCCATTTTTCTTTTACAATACTGTTTTTGCGAAAACCCCTTAGGACGCTTACAGTTGATAGAACGTTTATACTTCAATGACCATTTTCTTTTCTTCCCATAACTACTTGGTGTAGGTTTTTTATTCAAACCTAGTAAACTCAATAAAATTGAAATTTCTAGTAATCCCATTTTATTAAATACCAACATTTTATTTTTTTCTTTTTCTAATTTTCTTACGTCTTTTTCCAAAACCTTCTCGTAAGAAATTTGCTCTAACTTTCTTAAATTCTTGTAAACCTTTAAGATTTGTATCTTCATCTTCTACGGTTTTTACTATTCTTTTATATCCATCTGGTTTATTACTATTTACATGTTTAGTATATTCGTATACACCATCCTGGTATAAATGATAATCTCCATTAACTAAACTATCTTTTTCCCATTTTCCTTTATAAAGTAAGTTAAAACCTTTCTCTACAAAATTGTATTCTGTTCCTCTTCCATGTTTCTTGTGATTTTTAAATTCTCCTGTATATTGTCTACCTGAAGACCACGTCATGATCCCCCTTCCTTCTTTGACATCAACTATCCAATCTCCTTCATACTTGATCCATTTAAAACCGAAATTATAATACATACCTACTCCTTTTCCATTTTTGTAACCATATTTATGTTCTCCTTTATAAACCAACTTTCGTTCATTATCTTCATCATCAGTATCTTCTTCCCAGTGTTCTACACTTTCACCGTAACCATGTTTTTCATCATTTTTCCATTCTCCAACATAAATATCACCATCATCGTATTCCAATTTCCCTTTCCCATGTTTTTCACCTTCTTCCCATTGTCCATCATACACACTTCCGTTCGTGTAAATCATTTTCCCTTTCCCATGTTTATTCCCTTCTTCCCATTGTCCTTCATAAATACCAATTCGAGAATTCATTATGCCTTTCCCATGTCTCTTACCGTTATTCCATTCTCCTTCGTAATGGAAGCCATTCCTCCAAGTATACTTCCCTTTCCCATGTTTTTTGCTGTCCTTCCATTCTCCTTCGTAGACATTGCCATTCGCGTAAGTCATTTTCCCTCGTCCGTGTTTTTTTCCATTTTTTCTTCCACCAATATAAGTACCTTCATTGTCAACAGTTTGATAGCTCATATAAGGAGGAGCCATTCCAAACCTTCTTCTTCTTTTAACTTTCTTCTTTTTCTTTTTATTCTTACACTGTCTTTTTAAAACAGCAACTTTTTTGTACACCCTTTTCTTACCACGTTTGACAGTCAAACGCACTCCAAGACGTTTGCACAACGCTTTTAATGATTTTCCGGGTTTACTCATTAATAGTATACCAAGAAAATTATTTTTTTCTTTTTGATTTTTTTTTACGTTTTTTAACTTTACGTTTTCTTCTTTTTCCATAAAATGAAGTGTAATTACCACCCGGTCCTACTGCAAAAGGATCGTCATTATTATCTAATATCATACCTTGATTTTCTGGTAAATAAGGTTCAGGTAAGTATGTTTTCTCATACTTTTTTCCATTAATTGTAATAGGTCTATCATTGTATATAGCTCCTGTAAAATTAGGTTTAAGTTCATCATAATGAATCGGTATAATTCTTAAATCAACTCCTCGTAAATCAGCCCCTCGGAAATCAGCATGATTAAAACTAGTTAAATCATTAACTTCAATATTTTTTAAATTAGCAAATCTAAGAACAGCCCTGTTAAATTCAGCAAATCTAAGGTTAGCCCCTTCTAAATTAGCACCTTCTAAAAAAGCCCCTCGGAAATCACCACCAAGATTAGCATTTTTTAAATTAGCATTCATGAACCCAGTTCCTTTAAAAACATGTCCGTTTAAGTTAGCTCCTTCTAAATCAGCTCCTTCTAAATTAATATCGTTAAACCTTATAAATCTTCTACTCATGTCATAATCCTCAATATCCATTCCTTTTAAATCAACTCCTATAAACTCTGATTCATACACGTTTGGCCAACTTTTTGCGGCTTCTATAACTTTTTTTATATTTTCTTGACGTAAAATATTACTATAATGTTCTAATATTTTTCTCCCTATTCCTTTATATCCTCCTCCACTTAAATATTTTGCAATATTACTATAAAGTTCCTCTTGTACTTTCTGTTCTTTCAATGCTTTCTGTAAATGAATTGGAGGAGGAGCCATTCCAAATCTTCTTCTTCTTTTCACTTTCTTCTTTTTCTTTTTATTTTTACACTGCCTTTTAAGGACAGCAACGCTTTTATACACCCTTTTTGTACCCCGTTTGACAGTTAAACGCACTCCCAATTTTTTGCACAACCCTTTCAATACTTTTCCGGGTTTACTCATTATAATAGTATACCAAGAAAATTATTTTTTCATAATACAAACTTTACTTCCTTCAACTGCTAATTTGTCAGCTTGAGCATTTCCTAATGAGTGCTCATCTTCTCCATCAGTATGTGCTTTCACATAGTGTAAAGTAACATTAGGATATCTTTTACAGTTTTCCCAACCCTTCTTAACTAATTCAAGGTTTTTTATGGGACCTCCTTTTTTTGTCCAACCTTTCTTTTCCCAACTACCTGCCCATTTTGTGAAACAATTTATGGTATAGTTGCTATCCGTATAGATTTTAACACGCTCACCTTTTGATATTTCCTCTTTCAATAATTTATAAGTCTCTAGTATAGCTGTCATTTCTGCTCTATTGTTAGTAGGTTTATTTAAATAAGGTAATGAAATGTTCCTAGGGTCACCTCTTCCAAAATAAATACCTATCCCAGCAACTGCTCCTTGTCTTCCATTCTTAAGACAACTTCCATCTGTATAAACTTTTATAACTTTGTTAAAATTAACGGAAAATTCTGCTTCTTCTAAAGAAGCAAAAGATTTTACAGTGACATTCTTTTGAGAAAGTATGTGAGGTTCACATTCTTTCCAAGAAGAACAAATAATTGTTTCATTGTTAGCTTTAATGGTATAATACATCATACGTCTTATGAATTTATTTTTTTAAACTCATTTAAAAATTATGATTCATATTATTTATAAAATGAGTTCTGATAGAATTAAACGAGAATGGTGCGCTTTACAAAAAGAACCCGTAGCATATTGTTCAGCTGGACCAGCTGAAGATGATTTAAGACATTGGAAAGGAACTATTGTTGGACCAGAGAGTAGTCCTTATGAAGGAGGACTTTTCAAATTAAATATTCGTTTTCCTCATGATTATCCTTTTCAACCTCCAAAAGTAAATTTTGAAACCAAAATATTTCATCCAAATATTAGTACGTCAGGTGATATATGTCTTGATGTATTAAAAGATCAATGGAGTCCAGCTTTAACTATTTCTAAGGTTTTGCTTTCAATTTGTAGTCTTTTAACTGATCCAAATCCAGACGATCCTCTAGTTCCAGAAATTGCGAAGATGTTTAAAGACAACCCTATACAGTATGAAATTTTAGCAAGGTCATGGACAGAAAAATATGCTTTCAATTAATTTTAATGAGAAAAAAAACTTAAAAAAAAATGATCCTAATAATTAGGAAATGGACGATCTTGGAAAATCTTTTGATGAATATTCAGAAAAATATGAAATGTGTTCTGAAACAGAACTAATAGAAGAATTAAATACTCTTTATTTAAAATTTGTACCTAGAGATGCTGGTATGGCTCTTGGTAATTTCTTATCAGAAGGTTTCCAAACGCTTGGAATAGAAAATTTAGAAGACTTTAAACTCAAAGATTTAGAATATCATTATAAAAAGGCATTATACGAAGTTACTACTGCTCATCTTTGTTTTGCTAAGAACAATATGTTAGATGGAGAAGATGAACAAAGTATGGACAATAAAATAAAATTTAACAAAATATTTGAAATAATTTACTACCTTGAACAAAGTATTAGAAGTCTAATGCGTATTAAAATAGCCACCGAACCAAGTTACGATAGTTTTATGAATAATGATATTGGTTTATTCCGTTTTGCTCCAATAGATCATACAAAAAATTCACCATTTCAAAATTTAATATTATACTTATTGAATATATTACAAGAAAAAGGTCTACGAAGACAAGAAGACAAATGTATGAAAAGAGTTTTTACTGAAGAAGGTTACGACACACATGCGTGGGAAGTTGCCTTTGACATAAAAAAATTTATTTACGATGTAACTCAAAAAGATGTTAATTATCAACAGTGGCATAATCTAACAAGTGGAGATAATGCTAAAAAAGCTAGTATATATCTTACAGAATGTGTAGATGCTCAATTTAGAGATGTTGTTAAAGACAGACATGTTTTTAGTTTTAAAAACGGTATTTATGTAACTAATCATAACATAGGTACAGAAAAAGAACCTATGTACGAAGATAGATGGTACCCTCATATTCCAAAAGAAGAAAATAAGCTGTCTAGCCTTGACCTAGTTTCAGATGTAACTAGTTGTAAATTTTTCGATCTTGAATTTAATAATTTTGAAGAACTTAAAGATTGGTACAACATACCTACTCCTAATTTTCAAAAAATTTTAGACTACCAAGAATTTTCAGAAGATGTTTGTAGGTGGATGTACATTTTAGCAGGAAGAATGCTTTTTGAAGTTAATGAATTAGATACATGGCAAATTATGGGATTTTTAAAGGGAAGGGCTAAGAGTGGTAAAAGTACTATAATAAACGAAATTATAAAGAAGGTCTATCATACACTAGATGTAGGTGTACTTTCTAATAACTGTGAAAAGAAGTTTGGTTTAGCTGCTCTAAAAAACAAATTTATTTTCGTAGCTCCTGAGATTAAACAAAATTTTGGTTTAGAACAGTGTGATTTTCAGACTATGATTTCTGGAGAATCTACATCTGTCCCTGAGAAGTACAAAACAGCTACTGCTTATGATTGGAGTGTTCCAGGGATTATGGCAGGAAATAGAACCCCCGAATATGAGGATAATCAAGGTAGTATTTCTAGAAGACTTATTGTTTTCATTTTCAAAAAAGCAGTTGAAAAAGGTGATACACAATTACCTAAAAAACTAAGTGCAGAGATGGCTTATATTATTAAGAAATGTACTTCGGCTTATTTGGAAGCTGTTAAAAAGTTTGGAAAAGAAGATATTTGGTGTATTCTTCCAAAATACTTTAAGGATACTAAGAAAGATATCGCTGAGAATACTAATGCTTTACAACATTTCTTTGAATCTGGTAAGTTAGAATTCAATCCTGAGAAATGGTCTTTCATGACTACTTTTAAGTCACAGTTTAATCAACATTGTGTTGAGAATAATCTTGGAAAACAAAAGTGGTGTAATGATTTCTACCAGTGTCATTTCGATAGTAGAAAACTAACTGTACACAGAGGAATGAAGAGAAAAGATACTTATTCTGGAAGGAACAAAACGGGTACTTGGATTCAGGGAGTAGAAATAGTACAAGACTTATTTAACGATGATGATGATTAATTGTTTTTTAAAAATTATATTACAATTTTTTGTAAATTATAATATTGTTTTTTATTAATGATTCAAAAAGCTGCATATTTCCCAATAGGAACGATAAAAAAAATAAACGGAAAAGAAAAAATAGTTAAACTCGTACAAACTAGAGGGAAACAGCCATACCATAAATGGGTTAATATGACTAAAGATATTATAAAAGTAGATTATAATGTTAAAAAGGTTAATAAACTTGCTACTAAAATCAAAAAACTTGTTAAATAATGCGTTTTCTATTTTGAATTTAGTTATGGGTTATTATTATATGTCAGACGTAGAAGCAATACCTCAAACAGTACAATCTCATAGACATCATAGAAGTAGTCGAAGAAGTAAATCAAAACCTGAAACAAAAGTAGTAACTAAAAAAACCGGAGGAGGATTAGGACTAGGATTCTTTTTATCAGTTGGTTCAATTGTTGGTCTAGTTATCTTAGGAATTTTCATGATGAATGAAATATGGAGTATCAAAAAAACAAATAAAGGAATAGTACAAATAAAAACTAATTTAATGTCAATACAACAAAAAGTAATGGAACAAGAAATGAATTTTTCAAAACTTATCCATAGTTTAACTAAACCTAGGGAACAAGAAGTTGTAAAAAAGGAACAAGAAGTTGTAAAATTAGAAGAAGAAGAAGATAGTGAAGAAGAAGATGATGATGAAGAAGATTAAATGTATTATTACTAATTAATAATCCTCAAAAAAAAATAATGAGTATTACTAATGAGTAACTATAGTCCATCAAACGGAGCACAAACTTTTACTAGTTTTGCACCATCAAGTGATTTATATTCGTTATTGATGAAAGAACTTAATATGGATGGTAATGAATTAAGAAAACTTTTACAAACACCAGCAGGAACTGAGATAGTTCGAAAAAAAGCTCAACAACAAATAGACATAGCTCTTAAAAAAGATCACGTTAAGAATAAACCATGCACTGGTAATGAATCTGAGTGTGACAAAGGTCAAATTTGTGGAACTTTTAAACCACAAAGTGTAAGTGGTGGAACAGATTATTATGGACTAAGGTGTCAAAATGCTATTTTTCCTGAATTGAATTTCTCAAAACATGTTACAAAAAGTTTCCCAGTAAGACCCCCAGAATTTAAATGTCTTAAAGATGAAGATTGTAAAATTAAATTTGATAAATGGGGTAAAACTAACGTACCTATGGTTTACGATGGAAGCACTAGCGGTAATATAAACAATAATATGGGTTGTAATTATAATTGGTCTAAAAGTAAAGAAAAACAACCTTATGGGAAATGCCAGATGACTTATGAGTGTAATGATAAAAAAGTTTTCTTAAAGAAACCTCCAGAGTGGGATTATTCTATGGAAGAACCAATTATTCATTGTAAAGATGATAAAGATTGTGGTTACAAAGATGTTGATGGATGGTCAAGATGTATCGAACATTCTGATGATAAAAAATATTGTGTATGGCCAGGTCTATGTCCTGACGTAGACAACACAAGTCAAAAAATATTAGAACGTCAAATATCTAATCCTCCTACTTCGACAACACCACCTCTTGGTTTTGAATAAGAATATTTGAAATATACTCAAAAGCATCTTTTGCTTCTTTTGGTTTTTTATATCCTGTAATAATAATACTACCGGATCTAAAAATCAATATTGAAACTTCGCCGTCAATTTTCTTTCTACCTTTTCTTGTAAATTTATCACTTGAATTTACTTTTGTAGTATCTTTGATATACTTAAGATTAATTCCTGGATATTTATCAGGGTTAAAATTATTGTATCTCAGATTTCCACCATTTTCTATTGTGTATCCTTTTAGAAGATTAAATAATTTTCTTTGTTTAATTTTTCTTGACAACTTGAAATCACTATTAATCATACTTATTCTTATGTCTTTTAAAGAAAATTGAGAAGGATTCTCAACAAGATTTTTATTATATTTAAAAAAGCAATATAACTCATTAATCATAATAGCACATGTTTTTATAGTTCTACAACCTACTGTTCTAAAACTTCCATTTGGAAAGACAAATACATTAATTTTACTTTTTTGTTTTTGTATTTTACTTTCATCATCTTCTATAGAAAGAACCATAGAACATTGATTATAAAAAGCATCATTCAATGCTTTATCTTTAGATTTTTTAGTACCTGCTTTGTACTTAATTGTTTGGAATACATCATGTTGTTTATAATTATCTTCAAAAGTTTTAACAACATTTTTAACATTAATCTTAGTATTAATGTTAAAACAAACTGTAATCGTAGAAGGTTTTAAATTTGTAGAACTTACAAATTCATTTTCTGGAAATTTGATACTTAATAAATCATCTTCGAATGATTGCCAATAATCTTGACAAAAACATTCTTCATTTTTTTGTTCGCATAAACTACACTCTGTCATTTTATATATAAAGATACCAATTTCTTTATATGGTTTCTTTATATACAAAAATTTGAAAAAAAAAAGTTACGAAACGAAATATTTTCTCTTTTCTCGGTTTAAAAAAGTCGTAATCTGTTTAATAAAAGTTGTGGAAAAAGGATTACCTTGTCTTGTAGTTAAGATAAGTTCTGTTGAATCTTCGAAACTTTCTTTACATTTTCTTCTTGAACGATTTGATAAATTTCTGAAGAGAGTTTTAAGATTAGGGTAAAAAACACAGTTTAAATGAAGTTCCATATCAAGTTGAGAAACCCTAGGTATATCTTCTATTTTGTCTCTCATAAGAGATATTATTTCTCTTATCTGGTCACTTATCGTATTTATTGTTTCTTCTCTCATTTTTTTTCTTCTATAAAAATCTGGATTCTTTTTAAGAGAAACAAGGCTTTTATGTTTCATTTTCATATTAGCCATAGTAGTATCCATCGATTTCAAATCTTTATTAGAATATTCAACCCTAGTCATAGGGTCTCTAAAATTTCCACTCACTGTTAGATATTGAACTAAATCTACAAGATTATAATACACACATTTTGTGTTTGTTTTAAACATCCAACAGGGATAACTTACAGATTTTAAAGAAATAGGGCATAAATCTGAATACATACCTTTATAAATTCTAAAAGTTTTTTGTATTTTTTTAGAAGCTAATTCTTGTTTAATAGTTTCAAGTAAAACTTTTTTTCGTAATTTATACCACTTGTTTATCTTAAGACTTTTTCCTTTTTTTTTCAAATCGGGTAATTTATAGTCATCCAATTCTTTTAATATATAATTTAGTTTATACATTCCTCCTTAATTATTAATGATATTTTTTCTTTATGTAATTAAATATTTTTAAAATATTTTATTATATTATGAAATTATTTCTCCTGAGGCACGAAGAAAGACCACAAGAAACTGGATTTTATACAGAATTGACAGAAAATGGTAAAAAAAATTCTTTAGATAAAATAGAACAGTTAGAAAAGTTGGATATTGATAAAATTTTTTCCAGTCCTTTTATAAGGTGTATTCAAACAATAGAACCTTTTTGTTTAAAAAATAATAAATTTATTAATATCGATTGTGCTTTAGGAGAATATCCATATAATGAATCAAAAGAGAGAATGTCTCACCCAGTTGACTTCCTAGAAATAATTAATATAGATTATATTCCTGTTTTATCTAATATTCCTTTCTATGAAATTTTAAAAGATCTTCAAGAAAGAGTTAAAAATTTTTGTACTAAACTTTTAATTAAATATTATCATACAAATTTAAATATACTTATAGTTAGTCATCAAAGCATTCTTAACACTATTGAACATTACGTTACAAATTCAAAAGGAAAATTGGAAATCCATAAAGAGTTTCAAATGGGTCATTTATCAGAGAACGTACTTAAAAAATAATATTAATAATATGTAATGAAAGTTCTATCTATTGATATAGGTATTATTAATTTTGCTTTCACTTTTTGGGATAATGAAGAATTGAATGATTTTGATAATATTGACATCACTAATTTAAGAAAAGAAAATGAACAAAAATGTATTGCTGTTTATATGAAAAATTTATTTGAAAATATCCCTTATTTTAAATCAGCAGATTTCATTCTTATAGAAAGACAACCTTTTTCAGGAATTGTAGCTGTCCAAGAAATTATACTATACCATTTTAGTAAAAAATGTGTTCTTATTTCTCCGATTAAAATGCATAAATACATAGGAATAGACCATTTAGATTATAATAATAGAAAAATAAAAACTATTGAATTCGCTAGGCCATATTTAGAAAAATATGAAAAATATTGTAATTTAATAAGAAAACATGATATATCTGATTCTTTATGTATTTATATATACTGGAAAAATACAAAAACATTTGAAGATAATCCTTTTGAATCTTTCAAATATACAGAAAAAATATTCGAAGGTTTAGAATATAAAAAAAAGAAAATATTATAAATTATATGTACGTATATTTTTTATGTCATAAAGATTATACTAATGAAGAAAAAATAGAAGAATACTTAAAAAATAATATTAAATCTAATTATATTTTATATTGTAAAAATGATTTTATAGGACGTGTAATTAAAAGATATTGTTATAGACATAAATTAAGATGTTCGTTTATAAAAAAGGATACTCAAGAAACAATAGACAGAATGTTAAATATAGTACCTATCAAATTACTAATTTGTTTCAGTAACAAAGATTATGATACTACTCTCAAATATACAATTAATGAATGTATAAATAAAGGGATTTTAGTAAATGTTATAATGGATAATAAAAAATATAGTACAAAGACTACAAAAGGATATAAAAAACTTAAATGGAAAATATCTGACGAATACAAATATATGTCAGATATAGAATATTCGTCAGATGAAGAATTTGATCTTTCTTGTTTATACAAAAAGAAAGAAGAAAAAAGAAAAGAAGTAAAAACAACTAAGAATCAAAAGAAAATTTTAAAACAACATAAATATATGAAATACATAGAAAGTAAAAATAAAAAATATAAAGAACCTCCTAAGAAATGTTCTCTTGAGACTTTTTTTCAACAAAGTAAGAAAGAGTAGAATTATAACCCTGATTAAATAATGTTACAATTGTATCATTATCTATATTAAAATCTACGTTTGATATTTTTCTATTTATTTTTAAAATTAGAGAATTATTACAATTTTGTTTCATAACGTTGTCTAAATTGTTCATAACTCCTCTTAAAACTAAGGATGCAAAAATATGTACTGGTGTACCATTAATATTATCTATTTCAGAAGATCCTAAGGTTACATACAATAAATTATCTTGGTTGTAATTTTGATTAAACATATCAAATAAACATCCATCAGTATACAATCCGTCTTTATACCTAATAGGTGGAAATACGAATGGTATAGCAGAAGTTATTCTTAAAGCAGTTAAAACTTTCATATTTGGTTCAGTTTCATGATTAAAGTTAACACATTTAGTTTTTAGTAATTCACTACCAGTAACCGTAAAATGAATACCTGTTTTTTTATAAAGTTCTAAGAAAGTAATATCTTTACATTTCTTGTATTTCATAAACTTTCTAATAAAATTTTCAATTCCTTTTCCTTTTAATATTGAACTTCTATTAAAAGCATTTCTTAATTCAATATCAAAAATACTGGTTAAATTACTATTCGATAATTTTTTAATCATATCTGATGGTTTATAACCTATTAAATAACATGCAAGAACTAATCCACCCATACTAGTTCCTCTCATTATTTTAATATTTTCTATCAATCCTTCTTTTATAAGATATTGTAAACATCCTATATATCCTATACCTTTTACAGAACCTCCATTAAAATAAATAGTATCTAACATTACTAATTATAAATACTCTTTTTTATATAAAAAAACTTAATTAATATTTTAATTAAATATCTGTTAAGTTATTTTTAAATTAGTCCAATTTATCTACTTCATCGTCTCCTTTTGATTCATCATCCATTGCTTTTGGTTTACCATCTTCTACTGGCTGTTTAGGTTGATTTGCTTCCAAAAATTTCATTAATCTATCATGAACAGTACCTACTTGTGATAATTCAGGTCCCCTAAAAGCTCCTCTTTGGGATGCTACATCGATAATTCTAACAACGTTAGCAATATCGTTTAATGTAATACCTGCTTGTTCTGGTGGTGTCTGTTGTTCTACGGATTTCTTTTCGCTCATTATAAACATAATAAATAAATATTTTTAAATACTTTAAACGAATTATTAATATATTTATTATTAATATATGTCTACTCCTCAAATATACCCAGATGAGGTACTAAATCAGTTAAAAGATAGTTGTGAAAAAATAAAAGAGATATTTAATACTGTACATACACAAAAAGTAAAACAAGAAGAATTTATTAAAAAAATATCAAATTTTGATCAAGATTTCGGTATAATGTTAAATGATATGGGTTCAAATTTGAAAAAATTTAATAAAATAATAGACAATATAAATAAAAATATTAAAAAAGCTGAAGATGATTATAATAAAAAATTAGAAAATGAAGAGAAAAGAAAAGAAAGTGAAAATAAAAATAAAAAAATAGAAGAATTAAAAAATGAAACTAAATATCTTCAAGAATACCACAAATTAATGGAAGAACATAACAAAATATCATTAATTATAGAAGAACAAAAAATAAAAAAAAACATTGCAACAAAAGAACTTGAAAAAAAATATGGAATTAATATAAATAAAAAAAAGAAACCTTCTTCAAAATCTACTAAAAATGTAGGTTCTGAAGAACATATCAGAAGGAGAAGTACACATAGTGCTCATCCTTTAGCAGCTGCTTTAAAAGCTAAATTTAAAGGGGCTAGGGGAGAAGATTAAATTTTAATTGCTCTTCCTAATTTTTTACCACCTTTACCATCAGCGATAGTAACACTTTTGATATCACTTTCATCAGACATGTTAGTATCAGCTATGGAAAATCTATCTTCTCCGTCAGAAACAACAGATGAAGCTTGTTGGGTACTTACTGGCCTTTTTATAGGATTAGGTACACTTGGTATTTCTTGAATATCTGGTTGAGTTCGCTGTTGTTGTTGAGGTATATTAAAATTTGGACTATTCATCATGTCTTTAGTTTGACTCATAATATTCTTCATTAAATTACCTACGTCAAAATTGGGTCCTGCCATTTGAGGACCTCCTGGTGCATTTGGATTTTCTGTGCCTCTATTCATTCCTCCCATCATTCCTTTCATCATTGCTGGATTCATCATTCCTCTCATCATTCCTTCTATACCTCCTCCACTAGAGCTCTTGAAAAAACTACTAGTCAAATGGAACATAAATGCACTTCCTGCTAAACTAAACATTAATTCTAATTCAGGAGCCATTTCACCTCTTCCTGAATATTTTTCAGCTAATCTTTCAAATATTTTATCATAGTCCCCTATATTTTCCATTACTGATTCAGACCATCCATCTAATTTAATATTAAATGGATCAAATCTTCCATTCATATATTCTAATCCAGTTACAGCTGCCATAAGCATTTTCCTAGAGAATGCTACAGCAGAACGATTTGATAACATCTTATTTTGCATATCATATTCTAATTTAACTTCTTCATAGGTAGATTCTGGTGTGAATCTTTTAGAAAGTTTAACACCTTTTGTTTGATATTCATACAATTTTAATAACATTTTTTGTTTTTCTTTATCTCTTTCTGAATTAGACATATGTGGCTGTGTAGGAACACCTGAAGATTGAGCAAAAAAGTTTTGTTTATTTTTTCTACTTCTCCTAGAACCCCTAGAACTTCTAGAACTTTTAGAACTAACTGAAGCAGTATATTGACTACTTATATCAGATTCACTGGCGGTATATTCACTTTCTTGAATATCTGGTTGTTGCTGTGGTAAACTTTTTCTTGTATTAGCTAAATTAGCAAAATTAGAATTATAAACTTGGTTTCTATCAGAAGATTTATCTTTTCTTTTTCTATATTTCTTTTGTTTTTTAGGTCTCTCCATATCTACGGTTTCGTCACTATCTGAACTATAGGATACACCTTTTAATACAGAAGGTCCAGTAACTTTTACTGATTTTTTTTTATTTCCTTTCACTAGTTTAATATTGCTCATTATTAATAACTAGTATTTTATACTATTATACGAAACGCAATTTTTAAGTATTTTAACGTTCATACTATTAAAAAAAAATGATTTATTTAATTAATTATGAAACAAACATTCAATAGAAGATTCCCTAGAAAATACAATAACTGGAACAATAACAATTGGAATAAAAAGAATAACATTTACAGTGCAGGTATACTTCCTTATGGAAAAGATAGTAAAGGAAATGTATATTTTCTTTTAGGGAAAGATCGTCAAATGTCATGGTCTGATTTTGGAGGAAGAGTAGAAGTAAAAGATAATCAAGATGCAAAAGAAACTGCCATAAGAGAATTTTATGAAGAGACGTACAATTCTGTTATAGAAAAAAAATACTTGAGAGAAATTCTTTCAAATGAAAGAAATTATTTTTTAATAAAAAGTAAAACACTAAATGGTTCACCTTATTATATGTATGTCATTCAAATAGATTTTAATGAAAATATGAGAAAATCTTTTATAAAAACCTTAGATTACCTTAAATATATTAAGGTTAACGAATATATACTCGAAAAAACTGATATCCAATGGGTAAGTCTTCGTACTTTGCTAGCGTGTATAGATGATAATAAAAATGAAATTGCTCTTGGTTGGAATTTAAGAAAAGTTTATAAAAATACTCTTATAAATAACAAAGAACAATTTGTTAATATTTTTAAAGATTAAGGTCTTTCATATATAATTCTAAATTATCATAATTTTTATCTATATTTTTTTTTATCCATTTATCACTTTCAATCCATTCTTCTAATAGCTCTTTCTTAGTTTTTTCAACTTGACCAAAAAAATGAGAAATGTCTTTTACAACAGGTTTATTAATAATCTCTAGACCTAAATATTTTAAGTTAGATTTAGAAAATTTATGATATTTAATTTGCCTCTTAGTAGGTTTCCTAGCTACTATTTTTCCCGTTTTCTTTTGTAAACTATACCTCAAATAACTAATCCCTTGTAGATAACTATCTGCTAAATCATCCTTCTTCTTAGAAACATTAAATAAGTCAATAAACTTCTGGTCTTCAAATTTTATCATTTTTCTACAATATATTATTGATAATTTTTTATTTTTGACGTACTGATTACAACCAGTAACTTCTACCTTAGGTCCTTCATAACATTGTAATTTATGTTTAGGACTATATTCCAAAACTTTCATTTTTTTCCCATTATCTATGACACCTCTTACTAAGAAATAAGTTTTAATACATCCACCCATTACTCTCATTGTAGGGTTAAATCTTGGTTGCTTTTCAATCAGAATAATATCAGCATCTAATAAGAATGGTCTATTATCAAGTTCACATATAAGAGCTATTTGTTTATCTCCTCTTATTGGAGAATCTGAAAGATTTATATTTTCCCATTTAATTATTTTTTCCTTTTCATCTACTATACAAAATGATAAATTTTTAATACCCACGTCAAAGGAAACTATCTTCATTAGTATTAACTAATTTTTTCTATAGAGAGTAGAAACGCATTTTGCGTCATTTATAATATTTTTTTTATATTGTATAATTTTATAATGGGTAATAACCAAACTCGACAAAATGCTTCTCACATTAGACCTTCAAAATTTGGGTGGAAACCAGATTTACCCGATAATAGAGACCATGTTGTAGATTTTCCAGAACACGTTATCGATAGAATAGAACATAAAATAAACCTTAGTAAATATTTCCATAATTATTATGATGATAGAAATACAGGAATGAATTCTTCTTGTACTGTTGCTTCTGCTATAAATTTCGAAGAAGAAAGAGTATCTGGTAATAGATTTAATGCTTCACCTTCTTTTTTATACTATAACACAAGATATCTTGAAGGAAAAGAAAATTATGACTTTTTCGTGGGTATTAGAGATACTATAAATTGTTTAAATAAAATAGGTGTATGTAGTCAAGAAAGTTACAACACCGTTAAACTAAATGAAGTACCTAATAGTGAAGTATATGAAGAATCAAAAAATTTTAAAGGGTTTATGTACAAAATTATTAAATCAGATCTTACTCAAATTAAAGCTTGTTTAACTTTAAGAAGACCTATAATATGTGGATTTTCTGTCCCAAAGCAATATGACGATCCTAATTGGAATACTACACTAGAACCTCTAGTTCCTCCAAAATCTAAAGGGAAATTATTAGGTGGAAGAACAGGATTGATTATTGGTTACAATGATGAAAAGAAAATATTAAAAATTATGGATTCTAGAGGAGAATCATGGGGAAATAATGGGATATTTAATATGCATTACGATATGGTAACAAAAGGGTTGTGTGTAAATTTTTGTACAATTGAGAAAAAAGTATCTAGTGGAAGTATTTCTCAATTAGAAAAACCTACTTATTCTAGTGTAACAAAAAAGAAAAAAAGAAGAGGTAAAAAAAAGAGAAGAAAAAGGAATATTAGTGAAGAAAGTGTTGATAGCCTCAGTGAATATGAATCAGATTATGAACATGTTGAAATAGGAGAAGAAGAACTATTAAAAAATAAAGAAGAATCCAAAACAGAAGACACAGAAGTTGAAGAAAAATTATTGAAAGATATAGAACAAGAAATAAATAATATCTTAGATGATAAAGAATCTGTAGAAGAGTCAGATAAAGAATCTGGAGACTTTAAAGAAATAAGCATTAATTTAGGGAAAAAGAAAAGAAGAAGAAGAAGAAAGAAAAAAAAGAAAAAGAAAGTAGCTTTTAAAGAAGAGGTAGAAAATGAAATGTTAAAAGATTTCGCTTTTAGGACTGAAAAATAATGTACGTAACTAGTAAATAATGGAAAACAATGATTTTGTTTTATGTATACTGATACTATGTTTATTTTTATTAATGTGTATCCCAAGAAAAGAAAATTTTAAAAGTATTAATAGAAAAAAAATAAGTAATGTCAATTATTATAAAGGTTATCCAGAAAAAGGGTTGTATACCAAAGACTTAAAAAAAGTCGAAAATTTTTGTAAGAAACAATTATTGAAAAATAAAAGAGTTAAAAATAGGACTATAGTTTTTGATTTTGATGATACTTTAGTGTATACTAGACCATACAAACCATTTGAAATAAATGTGGTCGAGTATACAAAGAATAGAGAACCTATTTTTTATTTACCACCTATTGAACAAATATGTAATGTAGCTAGGTTAGCTAGAAAAAATGGGTACGTCATAATTATAATAACAGCCAGACCCCCTAGTAGTGAAAAAGCTACAATAGCTAATCTTAATGCTTACAATATTCCATATGATTTAGTTTATTGTGACAAATATAAAGGTACTAATATTAAATTTAAACAACAACTCAGAGAAAAATTAAGTAAACAATGTAAACTTATTATGACTATTGGGGACCAGTGGTGGGATGTTGAAAACCCTGGAAAGGGTTGTATAGGTATTAAACTACCAACCCCTAGAGACAAAAATGTTTTTATAGTGCGAGAATAATTGTTTAAAAAAATGTTTTGTTATTTTTAAGATGAGTGACTTTAACGTTAATAGTATCGTAAAAATAAAAAAACATAAGGATGAAAGAAAAAAAGAAATAATCAAACAAATAATGAAAAAAATTAAGAAAAAAATAGAATTTTATGCAGTTCAAGATAAAGAATATTGTACTTTTGAAATTCCTAATATAATGTTTGGATTTCCATTGTATGATGCAAATAAATTAGGAATGAAAATTTGTAGAATACTAATAAAAAAAGGATTCAAAGCAAATCTTATTAGTCATGGTGTAATTTTTATTGATTGGAGACAAGAAGATAATGAAAAAAGTAGTAGTAGTGAAAGTGAAGAAATTGAAGATGATGAGGAATTAAATGAACAATATAAAAATTTAGCTAAGACACAACAAGATAAACAAACATTAGTGTTTGAAGATCTTAAAAAAACAGCTAGTAAGTATAAAAAATCTTAAAATTTTAAAATTTTTCATGTTTTAATGCAATTGTCACTTTTTCATTAACAGTGTTAGATAAAATTCCTTTAATTCTTCTGCTAATCATAGGAAAAGGAATGTTAATGATTATCCTTTCACCAGTATCAATGTATTTTTTGAATTCTTTGTACAATTTTTGTACAGGTTCATATTTCATATTTAGTTCAAATTTAGTGAGTTCTTTTATGAGTTCTTTTACTTCATTTTTTCTATTTTCTAAAGTTCTATATTCAATAACTTTTATTCTCTTTGTACCTTTTTTCTTTTTGGAAGACATTTAATTAATAAAGTTTTAATTATTTAAATAAAATTACGAAAAAAAAAATATTTTAACTATTTAGATAATGCCAGCTCCGTTAGATGTTGCCTTTCATAATCATTATAATGACGTATATGAAAATAAAGCTGTCAATGTCCCAACCTATTCTAATCAAGTAAAAAATAGTAGACAGTACAAACAAAATATGATTAATATGATGAATAATTCTAATACAAGTACTAAAAATACCCCAAGATACCCTTGGCCAGTCGCGTGTAAAAATCATTACGTCAGACAAAATAATGTAGCAACTAATAGACCTTTCTTTTTAAACAGAAGAGAATATTTTGGTAAAGGAAATTTTATATTACACAATCTTAAAACAATACAAGAATGTCTTTGTTATGTTATAACATTTGCTATTTGTATGATAATTCTTTTATTAATAATGCTAATAGCTTTCTAATCTTACAACAGTATTCCTAGTATAATAAATATTAGGTTTCATAATTATATAAAATTTTTCGGGTGAAATATTTCTATATTCAGTGATAGTCATATTTCCACCGAATGCTTTTAACATAGGAAAAGGAGGGTTAGATTTAATTACAAAAGTTTCACCAGTAAGTTCTTTAAAATATGTTTGTAATAGATTATTATATTTACCTTGACAATTCCTGGTTGAATAAGCTTTAATACATCCCCAACTACAAAAATTACCACATACTTTATATCTATCTTTGCTTTTTTGAATAGGTAGAAATAAAGGTTGAGTCTTAAAAGAATGATTACAATACCAACATAATAAATTAGTTTTTTTTGGTACGTCTTTTCCTTTTGAATCATTAATGTTTTCATAATGTTTCATAATACCTATAAATTTAATGTCTTTGTTTATTCTCTTAGGAAGACGAATTTTTTTTTTCTTTTTTTCGTATTCATCTTCTGAGTCAGATTCTTCTTCTGAATCTGAAAAATTTAAAGAACAAATTTGTTTCTTTTCTTGAACAATATGTGAATAATTATCTCCTTTAGTATAAAATTTTTTCTGTATTTCTTTAGGATCATCTTTTTTTGCATTTTGAACTATAATAGAAAGATTACCAAAAGATATTTTTTGAGATGGAAGATTCTCATCTAAATTGTTATCACATTCTGAAAAATTTATTTTATTATCTACCATATCAATACTTTCCCCTATATTTGAATATCCTGTTATTTTATTTAAAGCATCTATATCACATTTTTTTTTACGACCTCTTTTTTTCTTAACTTTAGGAACTTCAGGTTCAGTTTTAGGTTTTGGTTTTCTTCCTCTTTTTTTCTTAACTTTAGGAACTTCATTTTCAGGTTTTGGTTTTGGTTTACGACCTCTCTTTTTTTTGACTGGTTCAGTCATTATTTATTTTATGGATATTTCTTTAAATAAAGTTTATTACTTAAAAAAATATGTATATTATTATTATTATGTATATTTTCGCAGCAGTAAGTACTTTTTTTATTTATCAGATGTTATCTCAGACATATAAGGATTGTATCAATAGATTTATATCTGATACTTTTTCTGTACCAATTTACCCAGAAGAAAAACTAGAATTTAGGAAACCAGAGGATAACGAAATAGAAAATGTTTTCCTTATCAATAAAAATGATTCACTTAGAATTACCGACAAATACAATAACATTAAAGAGTATTTAGGAGAAGAAAATGTTAATGTTAAAAAATTAGATAAAGAAGTAGATTATGTTCAAATTAATTATTGGATGAATAATGAAATTTATTCAGTAATGTACACTGACAAAATTGTATTCCCAGTTTATACACCAGAAGAAATAAAAAAACATCCAGCAACTGAAAAAAAAATTAAAACAAGTTATTTAAAACTAAAGGTAAAGAAAGAAAAACAAGAAGATTGTAAAGATATTATTATGAGTTACAGTGGTCCTAAACATAATTTCTATACAGACAAAGAAAATATCAAAGATACTTTAATTAAAGATGTATTTGTTGATTACCCAAAAGACAAATACAGCAATCTTTGTATTGTTGACCAATTTGATAAAGAACACATTATTAATTATAAAGAAAATGAAAAAATAATATGGAATACATCTTTTTCATTATCCAGTTTAGTTTTTAACACTAAGTAAATCGTTTAAAAAAATAAATACTTATCATTTAATAACTCAATGAGTGAGTATACAGTATATTTTAAAACAGTTCAAAGTTCTGCAATAAGAACATTAGTAGAAGCATTAAAGGAAGTATTAAATGATGTCAATATGACGTTTCACGAAAATGGAATTAAAATTATGGCTATGGATGGTACTAAAGTAGCATTAGTACATCTTAAATTAGTTGCTTCAAGTTTTGAAGAGTGGGTTTGTGAAAGAACTCAACAAGTTGGAGTGAATATGTTAAGTCTTTTTAAATTATTAAAAACTATAGGAACCAATGATACACTTTGTATGTTCATTAAAAAATCTGATCCTAACCGTCTAGGTATTCAAATTGATAATAAAGATAAAGGAATGCAAATAGTTTCTTATCTTAATCTTTTAGACATCAATGAAGATGTTATTCAAATACCTGACGTAGAATTTGACAGTGTTATTACCATGCAAAGTAATGATTTCCAAAAATTATGTAGAGATATGTTACCACTACATAATATATTAAAAATAACAAGTACTAACGGAGAGTTTGTCCTCTCAGTTAAAGGAGACTTTGCAGAACAAAGTATTAAAATTGGTGAAACTGTTAATGGTTTAACATTTTCTAAACAAATGGAAGAAAATAAAGTAGTAGAAGGAGAATTTGATTTAAAATACATTAATCTTTTTACGAAGTCTACTAATCTTTGTAGTACCATTGAAATTTTCATCAGACAAAATTATCCTCTTATTCTACTTTATTCAGTAGCTAATTTAGGTTCATTAAAATTTTGCCTTGCTCCTAAAACAGAAGACTAGGGAATATATTAACAATTTTAATAAAAAATATCTAAAGAATATTTATTATTAATATTGTTATACAATTGAGATACAATAATTTATATTTTTAACAAATTATACGTGTATAAAAAACTAATTTGTAGGTTACCCCTTAGAAAAATTACAATCTTTATAATGAAGAAAGCGTAAAAATTTTCTTATTATTTTCAAATTATTATAGTATAAGATGAATAGACTCTACATGGACAAGATGGAATTTATACAAAATTGTAAAGGAGAATATTGTGACGGAACAAGTGAAGATTTCATTCACAAGACGACTAATGGTAGTCTTGTTTGTTCTGTTTGTGGAGAAATTCAAATATTGAGAATGGCCGTCGAAAAAGACTGGAATAATTATTCAAATGATCAAGGTGTATTTAAAGATAATTCAAGAGTTGGGTGGACTGATCCAAATAACCCATTTGATGAATCAGGTTCAAATGCTATAATAATTACTTTAAAAAGTGGAAAAAATAAAATAATACATAAAACAAATTTTAACAGTAAACAGAGAGCTTTTTGGAATGTAAGCAAAATGTTAATGGATAAAGCACAAACACATGGTATTACTGACAGTGTTGTAAATAATACAAAAAGAATTTGGGGAGAGTTAATGAAATCTAAAAAGACAAATAGAGGAGGAGTTAGAAAAGGAATTATATCTTGTTGTTTGTTGTCTGCATTCAAAGTTTGTAATGCACCTAGGAGTCGTGAAGAAGTAGCTAAAATTATGGATATCCCAGTTAGCGATATAACTAAAGGAGAACCTATTTTTAGAGATCTTATTAAAGAAACTAAGTATAAAAATTTATTAGAAGATGAAGATAATACCGCTATCTTAATAACTAGATACTTAAGTCTCCTAGGATTGCCTCTGAAATTATCTAAAAGATGTAGAGAAATTCACAAAGAATTAGAAGAAGAATTAGAAGAAGTAGCTCCTAAATCAGGTATAGCAGGTGTAATTACACATGTTATTAAAGTGGAACAAAAACTTAAAGTTCCTTCAAAAAAGAAAATTACAGAAGTAATTCAGATTTGTAATCCTACTTTAAATAAAGTTTTAAAATTAATTAAGAATAATCTATGATTTATTTCCAAATCCTGCTACTGTAACTTTTTTGTTAAATGGAATTGGAATAAAAGAATAAATACTTTTTTTAATATTTTTAGAAATTTTACTAGAGATAGTCCTACTATGACGAAGAGTATTATTTCTGTATTGATACATATATTCATAATAACAAGATATTAGGAAGTTATCTTCCATATCACACATATCTTCATCTTTAGGAATATTGTTTAAATAATGTAAAAATTTATACTCATGTATTGTATGATTTTCTATTTTATTTTTAAAATCTTTAAACATTTCTTTATCTGGTGACGTTGATTGTTTTATTTTTTTATCTATACCCTGTTTTAGATATTTATTAATTTCACCGTAGTCCATTATTAAGTTACAATATTTTATTATTCGTATTTTTATTTTTTTTTTTAAAATTGATTTAAATTAAATGATAAACAATGAAATAAAAAAGAAAAGACAAGAAGTATTTCAGAAAGCGATGGATGAAGCTTTTAAAAAAGTAAAAGAAGCTGTTTGTCTTCCTGTAGAAACATTAAAGAAATTATGGAATGAAAACAAAGAAGATAGAACTATAAATTGGTTTCATGATTTAAAACACGAAAGAGATGATATTGTAATTTTAGACAACAATACAGAAATTCCTCATACGTTTTGTAAAATAAAAAAAAAAGTTAGACCAATTTATTTTAGGTGTAGCAGATTTTTTCAAAATAATAGCTTCTTAGCGTCTTGTGATATTTATTATAATAAATTAGGTCTAACAATAGATATTGTACAAGATAACGTAGTTAAAGGTAAATGGTGGGTTAACTTAAAGGAAAAGAGTACTGATAGTTGTGTTTTGTAATACTATTTTTCTTATACTTTTTGTATAAAAGAAATATTATTAATTTAATTAATCCATACCACCATATTCCATTAATTTAGTAATGATTTTATCAGCAGGGGATTCTGCACCTATTGGGACAGGTCCTTGGTTTGAAATAAAAGAACAAGTTTTAAGAAAATCTTCTCCTCCATCTTTTTCATGAGAAATTCTTAAAGCTATAGTATTCAATTGTTTATCATTAATTTGTTTTTCATTATTTGAAAAAATTTCACTTACTTTACCTTTTAATTTATCAACTAATCCTTGACTAGCTAACAAATTTCTTATTTTACCAACTAGTTCTTCTCTTGTATAAGGATGCATTTTTTCGTAACTTTTGTAAAGAACTTCAGGCGAAACGGGTCTATTAGATAATTTTATATTTTGTATAATAAATTTATTGTTTTTTGTATACAATCCTTGATATTTCATAAGATCTTGTATAATTCTTTCTACTTTACTATTATAATCTACTATTTCAGGTTGAAAATTTTCAACTTTTTTTATTGGTTTTTTATTTTTAAACATAAGTTTTTTAGTCATAAAACAATATATAGTTCCTAAAACTACTACAGCCACTATTCCTACAATACCATATTTAACAATATTGTTTTCATTTGAAGGGATAATAAATTCATCGCTAGACATCTTTTATACAAAAAGTAGTTATATTTATTTTTATAATTATCCGAGTAATATAAAAAAATGATTCTATTTCTATTAGAATGTGTGATATTCACTTTACGCATAAAGCTTCAGGTAGAAAAATTAAAAATCATTTCTATTGGGAGGATGTTACTTGGAAGACGTGTAAGTGTGGTCTTATACATAGCAACCGTGCTATTCCTCCAGAGTTTTGGAAAAGAAAATGGATAAAAAAAGCTAAAAGAGAAAAAGTAGGATTAATGGTAATAAAAGGGGATAGTATATGGGTTACTCAATCTTACAATAAATGTTTCGGGTTCCCTAAAGGAGAAAAAGAAGAAGGAGAGACTGACAAAGAAACATGTGTCAGAGAATTCAAAGAAGAAACAGGAAGTACAATTACACAAGAAGAATTGTCAGACGAGTTAAAAATAGTAACTAGAGTTAGAGACATAAAATATACTTTTTATATTATTTATGTTAATTCAGATTATGAAATAAATACATTACCGGAAGATGACGTAGAAATAACTACATTTGGTTGGAAAAAATTAAATGAAATTTTTAAAATTCATCTTTCTAAAGCTATTAGAAAAACGTTAAAGATCTATTTTAATAGATATAAGAAAAATAATGAGTATTAATTAATGAGTATTATAGATGATGATATGATTGACAATGTTAACCAAGAAGTTATAAATTCCGACGATGAAGATATAATATCAATACATTCAGAAGAAGAAGAACCAGAACCAGAACCAGAACCAATGCCAGAACTTAAAATTAAGAAGAAAAAAAAAATTAAAAAGAAAAGGAAAAAGAAAAAGAAAAAAGTAAAGGAATTTGTTTATGAAAATTATGAAAAATATTAACTTGTATAATATTAATGGGAAACCAACCAACACATCCAAAACTCTTTGAAGTTGACGAAGAAATTAGAATATTACAAAATGCCGTTGATGATGCTAAATCGAGAAAAAAAAGAATTTTTTACAGATTAATGCAAGAACATCCTCATTTTGCAAAAGCTAACCAAAGTTATACAAGTTATATTTGGGAATTAATTTTTGGAGAAAGTTAATTTTTTAAAACTATTATCTAAGTATATTATATATGGGTGAAAAGTATGCATTTAGTTCAATGTTACATCTTGTATGGGCAGTTGTCCTAGTATTAGGTATGGGATTCGTACATTTTTATATGTCGATGATCGCCACTAGTTTCGACCCTTGCCCTGATGAAGAAATAGATGCAAATTTAAAAGCAAGTATTGATAAATCAACTAAATATTTTAATGATATTAAAATGATACATTTAGGAATAGCTGGTGCAATTATACTAACTATGTTAATAGGAAAAGCTATAGTACCAAGAGATGGTAAAACCGTCTGTTCCATTGTTACAATTGTTTTAAAATTAGCTGCATGTTTAATAGTAGTTTTCGGAGTAAGTCATGCTCAGAACATTCTTAAAATTAGAAACCATCAGTGTAAAAACAAAATAGACGAATCGAAAGTAAGAGAATTAAAAATTCTTATTGAAACATGTATAGGAAGTATAGGTGTGATTATTGGTAACTATTTATCATTAGGAATAAATAACCTCATCAGTTTCAAAATGGATTCTAGTATGAGTATAATTGTTACTACGATTGTTTGTATTCTTCTTGTTTTCTCTATTATAGGAGGAGATGCTTTAATCAATATTTTCAAAAAAGAAATGAATATCAAGAATGAATGCCTAGCGTTAGATGAAGAATTGTCCAATGCAAACGTTAAGTTAGGAACAGTCGGTGGAGTGTTTAAAGACTTTATGCCTAATAAATTAGAAGCACTACCAACTTCTAAAACCACTAGTGTAACAAAAGACTTCAATGAAGGTTTTACAGTAATGGGAGGTAAACCAGTAATTTATTCAGAAGATGGTTCTTATAAACCAGATACTTATCCAAACATTAAGATAAAATTTACTGAAGCATTGACTATACCAAAAGATCATAGTCTAAGGGTAACATTCCCAAAAGAATTTCATGTTCCAACTACAATTGATGGTGTTACATTGAATAATATTAAAATAACACCACCAGGTAATACTATTACTTTAGTGGAACAGGTAACAGCAGAAGCTGGTACACCAATTGCTAAAGACGATGAGTATACTCTAGAAGGAATTACATTACCAAGAGTAACTGGTATTACACAACCTATCAAAATAGAGGTTATGAACAGTACAGATGTAGTAAGTGTGTCAAACAATAACTTCTTTGACATTAAAGATGATGACACGATAACAATAGACAGTTCTAAGAAGATGTCTAAAATTTTTGTCAGAACAAAAGGAAAAGATTTAGGAAATGATGTAGTATTAAGAATTACAAATGATACTGATCAAAAAGATGTAAGATTACCTTTTTTTGAAGGTAATAAGTCCATTAACATGAAAAAAGACGTAGGTCATTCTAGTACAGCTGGTGCAGAATTAAAAAGAGAAGATAACAACCATTATTCTATTCAAAGAATCCCTAGAGTCAATACTCCAGTTCAAGCAGTTTCGACTAGTAATGTTGCTATTGCTGAAAATATTCCAACTAGTCAAGATGGGTATGTTTTAAAACAGGGTGACCGAATATTATTGACAGGTCAAACTATTAAAGAACAAAATGGAATTTATGAAGTTGTAGAAGTAAAACCGAAAACTGAGGTATCTTTGGAAAATGCAAAACTAACGTCAGTAACACCCCAAGATGATTTTCAACCTGATGTAGTAAAAATAGAAGAAGGAACTGCTAATAAAGGAAAATTTTTCGTAAAAGAAATTGACGGTACTTATAAAGATGACGGGAAATATAGTGTTGAACCTAATGTTTTTACGTTGAAAGTGGATAATACTGATATGACATTAACAGATACCGAATTTTATTATTTTGAATTACCATTAGAATTAGTAGATTCCGGTAAAGCTTTAAAAATAAACAGTTTTAAATTAGAAATTGGTACAATCGGCACCAGTGGTGTATTTAAAAATTCATCAAATACACCAGACAAAGTATTCAATGGACCTTATACTCTTGGCAGTTTAACAACAACGACAACAGAAGTAATAGAACAGCAAATAGCTTGTCCTGTGTTGAGTAGAGATCTTTTCATGAAGATTTTCTTGACGTCGGTTATGACTGGATGGGCAGTTTCTAGTATTGTTTATTTGAGTGGTGATTTATACGAATACAATTCTGATAATATTGAATTGATGATGGGAGGTGGCGGAATGGTTACAGATACTGCAGCAACAGCAGCAGCAGCAGCAGCAGCAGCTACAGCTGCTACACAAAATGCTTAATTTTTTTAAAATAATTTTTAATGTTCTCCTAAGAGACTATCGAAAATTATTTATTGACAAATGTTTCTTACACGATGACTTCTTTCTGCTTCCAGTTTCTTAAAATCATCTGCTACTTTTTCTTTAAAATCTGCGAAACATTTTAATCCTGGTTTTACAGTATTGCTCAATAAAGTTGGTTCTTCTCTAACGAACTTATACTGATATTCATAACCATCTGTACAAGGTCCCCATTTATTAGCTGAAGCTTCACTTTCGCTACTATACCATCCACCATAAAGACAATCTTTACCACAATCCTTAGGAATGTCAAAATTGTCGGATGATAAATTACCAGTAATAGTTTTACCAGTAGAAGAATATTTTTTACCATTAAAATCAATAGGTTTTAGTTCTTCTTTACAATCTTCATCTTCTCCCAAACATACAGCAAACCTAGTTCCATTTTTTGGACATTTTGTATAAGCATCACCTTCATGCCAGTTACCATGTTCTCTAGTTAGTTTTTCATCAAAAACTAATTTAGACCATACAGTTTTTCTTCCACTGTAACCTCCCTTACAATCTACAACACCGTCATTTTTTTTTAAATAACCTGCTTGCATTTCCATAGAACCTTTAGGGTAAATTCTTATATACCTTGCTTCTACTGGTTCGTTAAAAACTTTAAGTTTCTTATCATTACCTAATTCGGGAGTACCACTCTTTAGTGAAATATTATCACTCCAACTACTTTTATTTCTACTATACTGTACTCTAAATCCTTTGTCACTCCCTGATACAGTATAAACAATAGCTTTTATTATTTCAATATTTCCACTAACTGTTTCAAATTGTAACCAATGTTTACTACCAGGACAAGACCAAAATTTTGACCCACCTAATGTAGGATCAAAATCACTAGGTTCTCCTTTATGTTCACTAGCTATGAAATTACCTCTTGATAAATAATTATGAGGGAATTTTGGAGTATTTTCTTCTGTTTGATACTTAAAATCTCCTTCTGCTTTTGGTGTCATAATACTATCATTAGTATTGTTAGAAAAAATTACTTTTTTGTTCTTGAAAACTTTGTTCTCTTTTCTGTATACTGGATCGCAATCTTTTTTTACTACGTTTTTATGTAATTGCCAACCTGGGTTGGGATAATTTATTTCAGATAAATTTTTACACAACCTATATTTTTGTAATCTATAGTCAGTTAAAGGTGGATACTTTTCTTCTGGAGTAGTTCTATCAGGCATTTGGTACCAATCTCCACTTTCAAATCCACCATGATCTCCTTTTAAAAAAGGGTCTTGTACGGCCACCCTAGATTTAAATTCATAAAAAAATTTACCCCCAGGTCCTTTTACTTGAGACGTTGATGGCCAATTATCATTAATTTCAAATTTTCTTTCACTTTCTTCTTTAATTTGTTTTTCAGTGTATTTATCCTTACAATTCATATCATTCCAATCTATTACTGACCACGAACCAGGTACAAATTGTTGGTCTTGTGGGCAAGCATTTTCAGTGTAAGTTCCATCAGAACTTCTTAAATAATCTTCTTTTTTTTCCATAGGACCTACACAAGCTTTTCCACCATACTGTGCTTTTTGTTTTATTTCTCTTTTAAATACTTTTTGTGGAGAAATTCCTCCTTGACCCATAGCGTCCATTTTTATACAATGTTTTCCATACATAGGGTGTGACAAATGAGGATACATTACTTCACTAACAGTCATTCCTAATCCTTGTATTCTATCAAACTGCCATTCTCCAAATTCACAATCGATAGGTTGAAGTATGTTTTCTGTTGGACATTGTTCTTCTTTTTCTTTTAGTTCACATGAACCTGTTCCTATAGCTGGAACTAATACAGCTTGTTTAAGTTTTCTGATGTGTTCTTTATTATCACTCCATTTATTATTTTGACTATCCCATGTAACATCAGCGTATGGACCTCCATAAACCCCAGGACAAGCTTCATTGATTTGAAAGTATTCTCCATTACCTTGTAAAACACAAGGAGCATTACAAGGAGTATCACCACATACGAAATCTTTTTGTTCAGGATCAGGACAAGAAGGAGCGCTAGCGTCAGCAATAACTATTTTTTGTCTTTTTTCAATACCACCATCGCATGTAGCGTTACATTGTTCAACTACTTTTGGATGGTCATGACTATAAATACATGTATCGTTACACTTTTTTCCTCCACCCATAACATAAGTAGTATCAGGATCCCTAGCTAATTCTCCTTTGTAAACTTCTTGGTTAATGTCACTTTTTGTAACTTTATTTCCTACTGGGTCTTCTGCAAAAGGTTTACAAGGTTCTTCAATTACTGGTGGTCCAGGTACGCAAAGTTTGCCTTTCGAATTACTTTTTTCTTTGTATTCAATTGCATATTTAGTCCTAGCTCCTTTTTTGTAATTAATGTCTCCTTCTGCTCCACCACAATCTATTTCTTTTCCATCATTTAAACATTTTTGATAAATTGTACCAAATTTAGTAAAACCTCTATAATCTTCGGAATCATCATAATAAGGTTTCTTCATATAAACTTCACATTGTGGACAATCATAATTATTACATTCCATTTCGATGTCATAAGTTTTACCTTCTTCAGCATTTGGTATTGGGCATGAACCAGTACCTAGTGCACTTTTGTAAATAGATATTTTAGCTGTCCTTATACCAGGCCCACTTCCATCGTTACAGTTTTTAGTGCATTCTCCTAAAGAATTGACATCAACATCATATCCACAATCTCTGTTACATTCGTCAAAACAATCAATTATTTTTTCATTTTTTTCTGAATTAAAACCTGTTGGAAATCTTTCATCAGCTTTTGTACTAATACTCCTTTTGACTTTCTTTTTACAATTATTATTATTACATTCTTCAACTACAGTATCGTAAATATCCCCATATTGTGGTACATTATTTTCTTTTATGATATTATTAAATTGTTTAATACTTTCACAATCTATCAAATTACTTTTCATAATCCAAGGTTTATCAGGAACCCATGGAACATTATTAGGAGTTTCTGGCCATTTTCCATTATTCAAACTTTCAATTGTTTGTAAAACTTTATAATCTTCAGGGCATCCTTCTATAACAGCTTTTTCAGAAGATTCTTTAACTTGTTTAACTTGTTTTTCAAAATCTTCTTTGGACATTGTAGGATTGTACGTAACAGCCATTATTACTCTTTGTTTATAACTTTCATTATACCCTTCTGGAAAAACAAACCCTTTATCTTTTATATCTTTTTCTGTCAGCCTTTTAGGTGGAGGAGGTTGTTTATTTTTATCCATAACACAATGACCCCAACTATCTTTTATTTTCTTATTTTTATCTTTGTGTGTATAAAAATTATGACACTTACATTTCCCATTTCTCTTGAAACTTCCTTCTGGACAATCGTACATACACTTTCCTTTATAACATATATCCCCTCTACTAGGGTTAGGAGTACATTCAGGGTCACATTTAGGACCAAATGGAGGTTTATTTAACATTTTATCAAACGCTAATCCCATACTTAATTTATTACAAGATTATTTTTTT